GCCTGTGTCGCCTGATGCACCAAGCACACCTGTGTCACCTGTGACACCAAGCACACCTGAGTCGCCTGATGCACCAAGCACACCTGTGTCACCTGTGTCACCAAGCACACCTGAGTCACCTGTGTCGCCAGGAGAACGACGCCCCAATTCCGGTATCGGGACATTCACACGATTAGCACCAGACTCAGGCACAGGAGGAGACCCGAATGCACTTAATGCAGTTTCTGTGTCCACTCCAGCATTACCGTTCACGTCAAAGTTAACATTAGGTGGTATAATAATTGTTACGATAATCTTTGAATTACCATCTGCTAGTAGTGTCGTATTTGTATAAATTCCTGGTCTTGTACCTGTATCACTAGTAGACCGAATCGCTGATTCAGCATCAAGTTCAGGACCAACCTCAGCGCTAGGAGACTCAGCACCAGACTCAGGTAGTGGTTTTCTCAAATCTTGTAGCCTGTATTCAAGGTCTAGACTGGAAGCAATTTTAGAATCCAAATCTGAAGAGTGTGGGTCACGAGGTTCAGGTCCAGACTCAGGAAGAGGAACACGTTCAGCACTTTCTGCCGCATCAAAAGGTTCAACCGACGACACAGCACCAGATTCAGGAAGCGGTTCACTTTCACCTGTGAATGCTCGTTCAGCATTTTCTGCATCAATAAAAGCCGATTTAGCATCAAAAGGTTCAACCGACGACACGGCACCAGATTCAGGAAGCGGTTCACTTTCACCTGTGAATGCTCGTTCAGCATTTTCTGCATCAATAAAAGCCGATTTAGCATCAAAAGGTTCAACCGACGACACAGAATCAGATTCAGGAAGCGGTTCACTTGTAGCAAGCATCTTCATCGCCGCGGTCAGAGAGGCATTGGACTGCACTCCTGGTCCTGCAGCATCAGGATTAGGAAGCTGAACACTTTCAGAGTATCCAGATTCACCTGTTGCGGCAGTAGCACTTGAATCACTTTTAGTTTTTCCTTTATCTATAAGTTCAATTTCTCCACTTGCATTGGACTGCACTCCTGGTCCTGCAGCATCAGGATTAGGAAGCGGAACACTTTCAGAGTATCCAGATTCACCTGTTGCGGCAGTAGCACCTGAATCACTTTTATTTTTTCCTTTATCTATAAGTTCAATTGCTCCACCTTTTAATGTTTTATAACGAAGGTTAAAATGCTTACGATTACGTTTACTTTTATACCGTATTTTCGCGTCATTCTTTGGTTCAGGCAATTTCTGACTTTGGTTTTTATTATTCAATATTTTATATATTCGTTTACGTGAAATCTTCATATATAATCATATAATATTATTCTATAGTATGGCGTGTCCAAATGCTACTTCTCCTGTGAATTTATCTAAAAATACGGCAGGCACTTGTAATTTAAAATGTGATTTTTCCCAACAATATACTGTTAGTAGTGTGAATGCAGAAAACAAGGGGGATTATATTCGTTATACGGTATCTTCATTAACTCCACAGGTTACTTTTAACAAGGAACAATATAATGTTAGTGAGTTACGATTATATCAACCTTCTTTGCATCGTTTTGGAGGCGTTCAATGTGACGGTGAACTATTGATAACACATACGAATGTAAAACAAAATACATCGTTATGTATATGTATTCCAATCGTATCGGGAGGGAATACCATTAGTATTATAGATACAATCATAGGACAAGTAGTTGACCGGGCTAATTCCAACGGCGGTCAAACTGCAATTAGTATATCCAATTTTAATTTGGCGAATGTTGTACCCAATAAGCCTTATTATAATTATACAGGTACCTTGCCTATTTTACCATGTATAGGTGATATACAGTATATCGTATTTGATAAATCCAATGCTATTTCGGTTACAAGTAAAACGATAACTGGATTGAAAAAAATCATTACAGCACATACTTATGGTGTTCATAGAAATCCAAATGGTATTTTTTACAACGAAAATGGACCAAGCAAAGGAACTTTAGATGATATATATATTGAATGTAATCCAACGGGTTCGGATGGAACAATGTATGCATCCACGAACGATACATCCTCTTCTACCTCCTCTTCAATCTCTTCCGACACATTGACCCAATGGCTTTTTCCATTGATTGGGGTCATCCTATTTATACTATTAATATACGCTGCGCCACCCATTGTGAATTCTATTGCAAAAAGCATGATTAAAAAATCATCCAAATAATTATATATATATATATTATGAGATCTAAAAAACGAAGACATACCAATCGTAGGCACACACGCAAACATAAGAAAAGAACAGATAAGAATAAAAAAATAGGGGGGGCAAAATCAAGTTACGATGATTATGATTATTTAGAAGACACTTACAGATTATTGGTGGAACAAGCTAGACCCAAACCTAATATGGGTGATTATTATAATAGTTTCCGTGCACAACATTTATATTTATATGGATATGATGATTTTGTAGGTGAAAATAAATTAATTCCTATTAAAGACTATGTAGGATTTAATGGAATAAGAAGTATTGTTAGAGGTGTATTGGAAAGACCTCCTCCAAATATGCCTATTTATTATTATATGTCTGAAATTGTATATAGAAATAATATTATAACAGAAAATTATTGGGGACATTCTATGCCTCATGGCACCCAAGCCCGCGGAGGAGAAACCGGATTTAGGCAAATAGGAATAAGGGGGTATGTCGGCGAGGAAGATACAATTATTGCGGAGCCCGCATCCGGGCAAGGAAGAAAGATAAAACCTCATTCTGAATCAGGAATACCTCCATATCCAAAATGGCCGCGTGGATACAATGAGCCCCCAGATCTAACGTCTATATCATCAATCCCGTATATTGATAAATTCTTATATTTTCCAGTTCAAGGTTATAAATTTGTAGTAATAAAACCGTCAAGAGACTCTAATATATATGATACAGAATTGGGTGAAATCATGTTGAATGAACCAAAAGGAGAACATTGGTTTGATTCAGAACAAGTATGTATTGTATTTGATGAATTCTTTATACCACCGCCTTTAGAAAGTCAAGAAGATATGTTTGATACTAGGTTCGTTGCCGATGAAATGTTGAAACGTAATGAATGATATATTGGAATAAGACATTTACATTATATACAAGGTTCCGAATGGCCAAAGGTGTGTGCTAGCGGAACAAGCGATGGTACCACGCGCTAAATATATCAACCCGTCATTTCCCATGGTGTCAGATGTTAATACCAACGGCAACTTCCACCATATGCACTGCGGCAATATCGTGACGTATTTTTTTTAAAATACGTCACTCGTATAACAGCCACGAATTTGTATTTATATTAAGGCAATTACAGATTCGTGACTCAGGTATCATTTTTTTTACACCTTTGAACATTTAAAACGCCGATTATGATCCTTGATAATTACTAACTGCTATGTTAATATTTAATTTGGATATTAATTTTTTACCTCTATTACTTCTTATACAATTCATATAATAATCACCTCTATATGATTGTATATAATTAAAATATTTATTATTTATGTCGTTTGCAAAATGTTCTAAATTTGTATTTGAATTAATTATTTTATTGAATAAAGTGTTCCCGTGCGTATCACCATCAATTATAATTAAATTTATATCATTTGAATTTTTTATGTATAATGAGTATAAATAATATTCATATAAAGATTGTTCACTACCAGTTACAAAATAACTTATTGGTTGTTCATGTATATTAAATAATAATTGTATCATGGATTTAAAATATTTTGTATGTATAAACCAAAAATCATTCATTCTTACACTTATGTCTCTATAATCACTAAAATTATTGTTGAATATTTTTTCTACTATTTGTGGATATTTAACACCACTATTATTTTTTCCAACAGTTAACAATGGTTTTTTCATATTTGAATCAATTATAGTTTGAATATTTGTATTTTTTAATATTAATGATTCACAATCCAAAGACCATACATAATTATATCCCATTTTTTCTAATTCTAAAATAGAATATGTTCTTTTAACAGCAACATAATTACGATGACCACCAGACCCCCACCTAACATTAATTACATTCTTAAATAAATCCTTCTTTTTTTCTGTAAATTCTAAATGAAAATTATTAATTATTTCTTCAGTATTTAAAAAATATATTAAATCATAATCATAATTATATTCATTTTTAAAATTATTTATAGATTTATTATCGTCAAGTACAATAAAAATTGGTATTTCAAGAATCTGAATATTTGTCAAATTTAAAAAAGATAAAATTAACTGATTCGTGTATTTAAAATGAGGCTGATGAGTTTGAATATGAATACAGATTTTCATTGTATATATGTTTATATAATATATTTATTTAATATATTTTTACATTCGGCTTTTTCCAATTTATTATTACCTAAATCTGTAAATGTTTTTCCACCGTCTAAAAAATCTTTATTACAATATAAAATATATACATCATAATTTTCATCCTTAATTATGTGATTACTTTTAATATCGGTTTCATTATATATTAAAATAAAATTAATACCAAATATTTTTGTAACAGTTTGTATATATTTATTAAAATCATCAATCGTTTTTATAATATTTTTTTTATCATTTTCATATGTTTTTATTCCTATTATAGGATGAAAATATATATAACATTTTTTACTATCCTTATTTAAAAAATGTTGAAACCTTTGTATACACCTATTATAGTAATCTTCATTCTTTATTGGATTGTAATGATTAAATGCCAAATTATAATTATACGTTGATGTATTTATATTATATTTATCATAGTAGGTATTAATATATGTATTTTCAAAGCAATTAGTATTTTTTATTTCATCATTCATGTTAAAAGTTTCAGTTTTATAAATTTTATAATTATTCTTATTACTAAAATGAACAAAGTTTGTTTCTATACAGTCCTTAATAATCTCTAACTTGCTTACACACCAGTCAAACGGATATGAAACATTTTTAAATCCAACATTTTCTATAAAACCAGCACTACTGCATCTATGTCCAAAAGATATTATTTCCATCATTAAATATATATATTTAATATAATTATTTAATATATCTTGTATAAGTATATAATTCATTTCCCAACCACCTTCTTGGTGGACGTGGTTTAGGATTTCCAGTAATAAAACACTTATCGGAATCTCTTCGGGGATTAGTAATATAATTCAGATAACTTGGTGAAGTTTCTTCACGAAAAAGGAGCAAAAATTGGAGACACGCAATACCACGTGTCGAATGGTCCAGAAGGCGATTTGGTTTCTGGATATTTACAAACCCACGGGTCCAAACCAGTGGTTCGCTTTTAAATGACTCCTTCATAATCCACGGGGGCTGCGTTTTGTAAGTCATCCAAAACGGGTTTAAAGGTAAAGTTTTGGTTTCCCGTTTGTACAATAGGTGCCATCGTCGCAACCACTTCTTCTTCTAATGTTTTTGGATAGTCGTTGTATTGGTCAAGCATTTGCATTTTAATTTCTTCCGCTTTATTTTCTTGATATATGTAAGCATTTCCAGATGCTATAGAGGCTCGCTGAATGAGTGTATAACCTGCTAATAACGCAAGAACTCCTGCCAGGATACCTGCTGCTGGAAACATTATAAGCGCAAGAACATACACTATAATTTGACCAATGGATGTATCTATCCAAGTTGCAACTATTTTAGGTAATGAAATGTCAAATAAAATATATAGAATACATATTATACTAATTACAACTGAATGTTTGGATTCATACTTTTGAATAGACTTTAATATCTTCATATAATGTAATAACATTTTTTTTAATATAAAAATTGATTGGATGACTCATTTATAAGCATTGAGTTAAAATGTCAGTTTCAGTGATACCATCTAAATATTTGGGCAAGATGGGATATACTATATATAAAGATGGATTAACTCCCAAAGAGTATAAACTTATAAAGGACAATTTAACCGTTGCTCCTTATATTCCAAAGTCGCCAGTACAACCAGAAAAATACAAAATCTATTTAGAAAGTCAAAGTAAATATTATCTACCAAGATACTTTGGGATTCAACATTTTGGAGAACCCGAGTCCTATTGTATTTCCAAAGGTGACCCTATTCAAGTGGAGTTTGTAGGCAGTCTTCGTACCAATCAATTACCCATCGTAGATGCATATTTATCCAAAGTCAATGATCGAACCGGTGGTGGCGGTTTATTAGATGTACCTTGTGGATGGGGTAAAACCGCAATGGCTTTATATATATGTAGCCAATTAAAGGTAAAGACCTTGGTGATTGTACATAAAAGTTTCCTTGTGAATCAATGGATAGAACGTATCGAAGAGTTTCTACCGTCTGCACGTATTGGTAAAATACAAGGAAAAGAGATTGATATCCAAAACAAAGACATTGTCATTGGAATGTTGCAATCTTTATCTGTTAAACATTATTCAGAAGATACGTTTACTTCCTTTGGCTTCACCATTGTAGATGAATGTCATCATATCTCATCCGAAGTATTTAGTCAATCCCTAACACGGATTGTGACGAAATATACGCTGGGACTTAGCGCAACCATGACGCGTAAAGATGGATTGACCCATGTATTCAAAATGTTTTTAGGAGATGTTGTATATGCAGTGAAACGAATTGCAGATGATACTGTTTTAGTAAAAACGTTACTGTATGATTCCAAGGACGATGAATTTAAAGAAACTATATATGACCATAGAGGTAACCCTCAATATAGTACGATGATTACAAAAATATGTGATTATAATGAACGAAGTGAGTTTATATTACAGGTGTTACACCATGAATTAACTCATACGAAAGAACAGCAAATCATGATTCTTGCACAAAATAAAAGTATTTTAACGTACCTATACGATGCGATTGTATATCGTAACCTAGGAAGCGTTGGATATTATATGGGTGGCATGAAAGAGTCTCAATTAAAAGAGAGCGAAACCAAACAAATTGTGGTTGCAACGTATGCAATGGCGTCAGAAGGATTGGATATCAAAACGTTGACTACGTTGTTATTTGCGACACCACGTACGGATATTACACAATCAGTTGGACGTATCTTACGAGTGAAACATAATCGTCCATTGATAGTGGATATATTAGATACCCATGATGTATTTCAACGCCAATATAAAAAAAGATTGGCTTACTATAAAAAAAATAAATATACAGTAATGGTAAGTGATAATACCCGTTATTTTACAGATACATGGAATGCTCCATCTGTTACTAAATCCGCAAAATGTATGATATCCATTTAACATTTCCAACGGTTTCCACAACTTACACAAGTAACAAATGTAGTCATTGGTTCATCTGCAGAACGCGTCTGTAGTTGATAATAACTACAATTATTGGATTTACATTTACGACATACAAACATGTCGGTATTACCCTTTTGAGGGGCATATAAAGTTTCTTCTTTTTTTTTTTTAACTTCAATCAATTGTATCCATTTTTCAGGTAAAAACTCTTGATGGGTCATATGACTAATTTGCATTGGTGTACATTCACCCGTTTCAATGCGTTCACGAAACGACGTATTTTGAAGGTTTCTATAAATGGTTCTAAACCTGTCAATATAGATTTGAACAAAATACGAATTTTCCCATTTTTTAACAATATTTTTTTCACTACATACACGTATAGCGTAATTTAAAATACCTTTTTCAATGTTTACGCTATATAATGGTGTTGTCATTAACGAAGAAATTACTGTTTGAATTTTACTACGAAATTCAGCAGGGTCCTTAATGTGTATCATCTTATAGCATAATACACATTCACTTTATATAGTTTCAATTTCTTCAATATTAATTGTATTCTTCTTCCTGAAGCTCTGAACCATCTCCATGGAGTGCTTCAATAAATTCAGGATATTCTTCATCATTGAACACATCTTCATATATCGTTGTATTTTCTTCTTGGGTAGATTCATTCTCTTCCGACTCTTCGTTATCCTCCTCGTAATGTATACTATCATAATTTGTAGAGAGATGTGTATCTGGAAATGTAACCGATGTGTTGTCTTGTGAATCCTCATGGTTGGAACCATCTTCTAATAAATTCTCGTAAATTTGTGTCCACGTATTCAAGGATAAATTTACATAAGTACCATCACTTTGTACTGATATCAAGACCATTGAACCATAATATACTTTAGTTTCTAGAGGAGGAGGAAGTTCATATTTATTGTCTAGCCCAGATTTAACGGTATCACATGACCATAATTCTATGGTATCTACGTCCATTGTATGGATATACCATACATGTCTACGATGAAATCCATTTGAATTACGTAAGCCACATTTTTTATAAATTGTATCTGGTGTAAGGTGTTTAACATTTTGTGATTTCATAATACCATTTTTATCAATCACTATTATGGTAACAGACATGACTAACACAATATACTCTAACTGGTTTAAATAGGTTATAAATATAATAATTATGTCAAAATATATATATCCAGAGATTTCTCAAACTAAAATCAAGAATATATTGAAACAATCTCAATTTCGTTTATCCTCAACCACACACGAAACCAAATTGTATAGTCAAGATGGTATATACACCCTATCCAATGATAAAATTTGTAAGTTGCAACTAGAAAATGAGAATGTGGAAGTACATTCTCTACAAAATATAAAACTCGTTATCACTGATTATACTATAAAAAATATACCAGTATATTCACAATTGCCTCATGATTATATCGTACAACATTATACAATCAAAAAGTATATTTCAAATCAGTATAAATCATTTATAATCGTCATGATATATGGTGAAGATGAATTAATGGATTATTATATAGAAACGAATGAATATAACGACAATTACGTTTCATTACTCTCGTTATTAACTGATATATAATATAATGATTGGAATTATAATATGGAATAGTATTCTTTCTATATTTTTAATTGTGATAATGCATCAATTATACGTTTATGGTATAGATACTTTGACTGTACCAAAAACAAGGGATTTAGTATATAAACCTACAAAACGATATAATGATATCATGTCCTTACCAAAACCCAATTCTAAAGTGGAACCCTTACAAGAAGATAGTATGCAAACCGAACTACGTGATTTTTTAAATCAAATAAAAAAAGGTACATGAATGTATTGTATCCAAGGTTAAAGATAATATATATTATATATGTATTCCATCGTAAATGTCCATAGATACCTTAAATGACAGATTACCCCATGTAAAAGTATCGTATGGACATGTACTAGATAAACAATGCACTGCAGATATGTATCAGATAGTTCCAAAAGGCATTCAATGTCTATTGTGGTATACTTATTGTAAAGGGATGAATGTGTGTTATCTTTTATATTTATCACAAAAAAATAAAAGTATAAATAAGATTGAGAAAGTAATCACTTCGTTTAATTCAGAATTATGTTATGGACAAGGAACTTTATTAAGTGGAGTATTATTGCATTATAACAACATACAGGTGTTTACTATTCTGGATATACATGTATTTAAAGGATGGTCTATTTCAGAAAAGACATTTATAGATAAATTTAAATTCATTACATGCTTATTGACAAATCATACACGCGCAAATTGTTATGTTGCTTCACAATTGATTGTGGCAAGTGCGATAGTTTTGCCTTCGTATGAAGAAGCTTTGATGGTTTCAGAGTGTTTACCTTATCATGTATATTGCATTACATTGATGGATGGAAAAGATACAAAGGTTAAGGGTAAATATATATATAATAAAACATATTCAGTACGATTTAGGATTAAACCAGATATCCATTGTGATATCTATTATTTACATACAAATGCATCGGAAGATATATATAGTATTGCATTGATACCAGATTACAAGACAAGTGTCATGATGAACGGATTATTTCGTAATGTAAACGAAAATAATAATTTAGACTTAATTGAAGAAAGCGATGAAGAAAATGATGAAAACACAATTCCGATACTTTTGAACACGTCCATTGTAATGGAATGTATGTATGACCGAAAATTTAAACGATGGAAACCATTACGAAAATATAAAGGTACTCTTCCGCTTACACACATACAAGATATACAACGCATAGAAAAATTATAGTATTATAATATATGCTTATTCCAATGGTATATTCTAATCCACACAGTACGAACGGTATGTATAGTTCAGGCAAGTTAACTACGAATACCCCTCCCAATTATAGTTCATATCCAAATCTATTATCATCTACAAACATGTATATAGGTGGTGCTAAAAAAAGTAAGCGTAGTAAATCAATTCGTACACGACGTTATAAAACCAAATATAATAAATCAATTCGTACACGACGTTATAAAACCAAATATAATAAATCAATGAGTCGTAAACAAAAGCCTAAAATGAAAAAATATATTACAGGAGGTAATGTGAATGCGTTTAATAATGTACCCATTGCATTTGGATATGGTATGGATGGTTCGTCGTTATCCAGTACAGACTCTATGTTAGCGAATCCTACCCCATATAAACCGTATTTTGCGTGTAATAACGTGGTTTAAATGATTTCCAAGTCTGTTATTTTCCAATATTCGCTACCACCGTTGGGTATAGGCCTACGTATTATGAATGGAATTTTTTTTTCTTTTAATTCCATCAAAGCAATGGTATAACTTGAAATGACATTAGGAGGTACTTGAACGAACGATTCAGCCCCTTCATCCAATTGTTTGGAACGAATTCCTAGTATTTTAGCCTTTTCAAATTTAGTAAGGATAGGTGTAGTATTATGAAGTGGGTCTATCACATCCCCATATTTATTTCGGGTTACCACAGACAATGCATTGATTTCTTCATCGTTATGAGTTTTGGTCTCTGGATGATATAAACTGATGTGATCGGTAATGACGTCTCTATCAAATTTTTGAAGGGTTTCTTCTTCACTGTCATCGGAAGAATCGTCAGATGAATTTGGAAAGCCTGCAACTACATTGTTAGCTGTACTTAATTCTGCATCTGCAGGTGACTCTTCACCTATTTGAGAGTCATCGCTATCTTCCAACGTTTCATCATCGTCAGTCGTTATGTGTTCTTCTTCACTTGCACTCATCTTATAATTATATTATAAGATGAGAAGTTTATATCATTTTTTTTATTTATTGGTCATTGGTTTTCCAAGTTGTATCACAATGTGTGCACATATATACATATTTTATATTTACATCATCATATCGTAAATAAATAATATCACTTTGACTTGTTGAACCTTTACAGGTTTGGTTAGGACATTTAATTGTTTTGATATGAGGTAAAGTCGGGTCAAACTTAGTATATTCATTTACTACATGGGTATATTTTTCATCCATACGTTTGATTTGTGTGTTCAAAATACATACATTTTTATCATCAAACTCATTTGTTTCATTCCCACAATGCCTACAATAATAAATTAAATTATTTTGCAAGTCGTCTTTAAGTTTAAGATAATACAGATTGTCGCATTTGACACAAAAGTTCATTATAGTAGTACTATAGATGTTATTCTTAATACTCTTTCAATTTTTCTTTGTTAAAGTGTCATACGTTTGATACATTTTTTGTTCAAGTACATCATAACTAATTTTACACGTTATTTTGTATATGCAAGTACATATAACAGGCTCTGAAATGGATATGGATTCACGTAGTTTTTTTGAATTGTTTTTAAGAATATTTAATTTAATATTAAAATGATTTATAAAGTCTTGTCTTGCAATTTGAATCAACGGATAAAATTCTTTAAGATAAGTTTCTTGGGTTATCACGTCCAACATTGAAAGCGATATATTTTTATATTCAATGATAAATGTATATAATTCTTTTTCCTCGTATAATTTACGTATACCTGGTTCATGAGAGAGGGGATCCTCGGATAAAATACTACGTAAGGTGACAAGGATACTTGAAATGGTTTGACAGGCGGTCCAAGGTTCTCCATTCCATGTGTTGAGTATAGAGAGACATACTTTTCCATTTTTATACAGGTTTGGATGCATTCGTGTAAATCCATCATTGGTGCAAAACGTAAATACAGGAGGAGAATGTGGATAATCACATGAAAAATCAATTTTAAATAAATAATAACCGCCTTCATACGGTGTATGTTCAGGTCCAATTATCAAGGCATACCCTTTTAACATAGAGGTATCGTCATGCATATAATATATTCCATCTATTGGGTCGCGTTTCAATTGTTGTATATCCTTTACAATTCGTTTGGCAGTATCTTTTGTTACGATAGTCATTTATAAAAATATATAATATTGTGTTTATATTATAATTATATTTTTTATGTATAATCGTAAAAATTGAGATAAATATATAGACACAATATTATACAATAAACATGGCATCCAAACAGATGTCTACCTTTGATACGTTTATTAAATCGCATCCTACGAGTAAGGCGTCACCATTTACTCATACTAGAATTGGTGATGCTACGCTCAAGATTTATGGTGGGTCCTATTCCGTGGATGACAAATATTATGATACATTTCTAGACGAATATTTCAAAAAGGTATTTGTAGATGGAAAACAAGAATATATGACTGAGAAACAACTGATGGAGAATGGACCACTCCTCGTTGATATTGATATTCAGTATGAACCGTCTATAACCGAACGACTACACAATGAAGATTATATCATGGATTTAATTGCAATCTATTTAGATAAAATAAATAAGTTTGTAACTGCAGAGAAGGATACCTTGATAAATATCTTCGTATTGGAAAAAAAAAATGTTACCATACTCGCTGATAAAACAAAAGACGGTATTCATATTATATTTGGGTTAAAAGTACACAAAGCGGTTCAAATCATGATACGAGAAGACGTTATAAAAGAAATTTCAAACGTCTGGGATGATTTGCCCATTGTAAATACTTGGGAACAAGTGATAGATGAAGGAGTTACAAAAGGACACGTTAACTGGCAAATGTACGGATCAAGAAAACCTGGCAAAGAAGCTTATTTGATTAGTAACCATTATACCTCTACTTATAAAGAGAACGAATGGAGTAATCCGACATTGAATATAAACTTTGATACACGTAAATACATAAAACAGATGTGTGCCCGTTATACTGATAATCCAAGTACAGTTGTAAGAGAAGAGATTATGGAATCTTTTGAAAAAGCTAAATCCAATTTAATACATCGTACGATACGCAAGGTCGTGTCAAAAATAGATGTGAATGTAAAAACCATGCTACAGACCGGACAATTTTATATGATTAAAGATGAAAAAACATTGGACACTATTTTAGAACATGTATTAGAACCCGTTAGAGCTGACTATAAACTACGAGAAACCCATGAATATACCATGGCTTTGCCTATAACTTATTATGGTTCAGGAAGTTATGATAAATGGATACGTGTAGGCTGGGCGCTCGCAAACACACACCCCAATTTATTCCTGACATGGTTAAAAATGTCTTGTCAGCCAGACGGTAGGCATACTTTATCGGTTGGAGGTAAATTTGATTGGACGCGTTCTGTACAAGACATGTATGATTTATGGACGGGATTTGATTGTGCAGGAACGGATGGACTGTCCAATCGTTCCATCATGTATTGGTGTAAGCAAGATGCTTATCCAAAGTATAAAGAAATTGTAAAATCAACTTTAGATTATTATATTGATAGGACGGTGTATGGTATTCCAGTCTCGTCAGACGATACTGGAAACATTGGAAAAGAAACTGCGACGGAAGTGGATTTGGCAAATGTGTTATATCACCTCTTTAAGGATAAATACGTATGTGCTAGCATTAAACATAAACAATGGTATGAATACGTAAATCATAGATGGGTTGAGATTGATTCTGGAAGTACACTTCGTATAGGTATATCCAAAGAAATGTATCAAGAATATGTCATTCGTATCATGGAAATGACGAATAAGATACAAACGATGGAACAAAATGATAGTGGTTACGAATCGGCTCGTAAAAAAACTTATAAATTAACAGAAATTGCTATGATGTTAAAGAAAACCAGACAAAAAGATAACATTATGAGGGAAGCATGTGAAAGATTTTATGATAAATATTTCTTAAATAAATTGGATACAAATCCATATTTACTATCTTTCAACAATGGCGTCATTGATTTCAAACAAACTAAATTTCGTCGTGGACAACCAGACGATTATATTTCATATTGTACCAATATAGATTATATTACCCCGAACGATGCCGACACAACCATTGTATCTAGAATTCATACGTTTATGGAAGAACTATTTCCAAATCATGAACTTAAATGTTACATGTGGGAGCATCTTGCCTCTACATTGATTGGAACGTTGGACAATCAAACGTTTAACATATATACAGGTTCGGGACGAAATGGTAAATCGTGTCTTGTGGATTTAATGACCAAAGTATTAGGTGATTATAAAGGAACGGTTCCACATACATTGATTACTCAAAAACGTACAATTATTGGAAGTTCTTCCTCAGAAGTGGTTGCTCTAAAAGGCAAACGATATGCAGTGATGCAAGAACCATCCAAAGGGGACCGCATTAATGAAGGTGTGATGAAAGAGCTTACTGGAGGTGACCCAATTCAAGGTAGAGCATTATTTAAAGACGTTATTACCTTTATTCCTCAATTTAAATTAGTCGTCACTACCAATGTGTTATTTGATATTAAAAGCAACGATGATGGTACATGGAGAAGAATACGCGTATGTGACTTTCAATCCAAGTTTTTGGATACACCGTATCAAGATGACATGCACTTTCCAAAAGAACAATATCCATTTCAATACAAATTAGATAAAAAGTTAAATGAATGTTTTGATACGTGGGCTCCGATATTTGCAACGTTGCTTGTAGACATTGCCTTTCGTACGAAAGGCAATGTACAAGATTGCGATATTGTCATGTCCAGTAGCAATGAATATCGGGAAGGACAAGATTATTTGGCAGAATTTGCAAAAGACAAAATTTCCAGAAGTAATGAACATAGAATACAAAAAACAGAATTAAATGAAACGTTTCGTGAATGGTATAAAATTAATTATGGGAATGGGTCTATACCCAAGGGCAAAGAACTTCACGACTATATGGATAAACGATATGGCAGATATCGCCCGGGTGGTTGGTGCAATGTAAAAATTATATACGATGAAAAGGATTTAATTGAAATAGTGAATGAATCCTAATATTGTTGTAATTATAATATATAATTAATTATGAGTTTAAATACAATTATTTTTTAATCATATGGAAGGTGAAACAATTGGAATTGATTTAGGAACAACTTACTCGTGTGTAGGTGTATGGCAAAACGATAGAGTTGAAATCATTGCAAATGACCAAGGAAATCGCACAACACCGTCTTATGTTGCGTTTACTGAAACAGAACGCCTAGTTGGAGATGCTGCTAAAAATCAAGTATCTATGAATCCATCCAATACTATTTTTGATGCAAAACGATTGATTGGACGCAATATGAATGATATGAGTGTATTACAAGATATGAAACATTGGCCGTTTCAAGTTGTTCCTGGTAAAACCAATCAACCTACAATACAAGTAACTTATAAACATGAAGTCAAAGTATTTTCTCCCGAAGAGATTTCTTCTATGATTTTAATTAAAATGAAAGAAATTGCGGAAGCATATCTTGGAAAAGAAGTCAAACATGCAGTGATAACCGTACCAGCTTATTTTACGGATAGTCAGAGACAGTCCACGAAAGATGCAGGTATCATCGCAGGATTAAATGTGCTTCGTATTATCAACGAACCCACTGCGGCTGCATTGGCATATGGATTGGATAAAAAAGAAGAACAAAATGTTTTGATTTTTGATTTAGGAGGTGGTACATTTGACGTGAGTGTATTATCCATAGATGACGGTATGTTTGAGGTAAAGGCAACTGCAGGAGATACTCATTTAGGAGGTGAAGATTTTGATAACCGTATGGTTGATTTCTGTATGCAAGATATAAAACGTACTTACAAAAAAGAACTACACGACAATCCACGTGCATTACGACGTCTTAGAACCGCATGTGAACGAGCGAAGCGTACTTTGTCTTCCTCAGTAATTGCGATGATTGAAATAGATTCGTTGATTGACGGGTTAGATTACAATACAACCATTAGTCGTGCAAAATTTGAAGATATGAATATGGATTATTTTCGTAAATGTATGGACCCGGTTGAAAAAGTAATTCGTGATAGCAAATTGTCTAAATCACAAATACACGAGGTAGTATTGATAGGTGGGTCAACCCGTATTCCAAAAGTTCAACAATTATTGTCTGACTTTTTTGGCGGAAAAGAATTATGTCGTAGTATAAATCCAGACGAGGCAGTTGCTTATGGTGCAACCGTTCAAGCTGCAATTTTAAGTGGACATCAAAACTCGGAAGCATTGAAAGATTTATTATTGATTGATGTTACTCCGTTGTCGTTAGGATTAGAAACTTCAGGTGGCGTCATGACCAATATAATTAATCGTAATACAACTGTACCGGTTAAAAAAACACAAGTGTTCTCAACGTATCAAGATAATCAGCCAGGTGTAAATATTCAAGTATTTGAGGGAGAACGTGCTAAAACAAAAGATAATAATAAATTGGGTGAATTTTTATTGGAAGGTATTCCACTTATGTCTAGAGGACAACCACAAATAGAAGTATCATTTGAAGTGGATGCCAATGGAATACTTAAGGTAAGTGCAAAAGAGACAACTACTGGAAAAGAAATGCAAATTGAAATAAAAAACGACAAGGGTCGTTTGACAGATGAAGATATTGAGAGAATGGTTCAAGAGGCTGAAAAATATAAATCGGAAGATTCTGAATTTAAATTAAACTTAATTTCAAAACATGAATATGAACAATCTTTGTTTCAATTAAAAACATCTATTGAATCTTCTTCTACACAAAATAAAGAGAAAGACATGGCTATAATACAAGAACATTTGGAATGGTTGAACACACATCCAGAAGAAAATGCATCGGTCTATACAGATAGACAATCCCAATTACAGTCTCTGCTAAATAATACAATGCCTTCAGTTAACGAAGATAACGAAGATAACGAAGATAACGAAGATACGTCCATCACTGATATTGATTAATGTATAACATTAATGTTTATAAACAATAATGTTAAAATTGTATATGAATCTAGTTTCGTCTAAACGAGCGGTTACGACGTTTAGATTGATTTCTAGACATATTTTTGCCAACCATTCGTTGTAATCCAATCATTCCAAAAGGAACTGACGCTTGGGCTAAGAGCCCCACAGTGCCTCCTCTTTTTCGTTTCGTTTTTCGTTTCATTTTTCGTTTACGCTTGCCACCCATAGTCGTGTCGCTGTCATCGTAGACCCCCAAATGGTTACCGCCCGATGTTTTGTATTGTAGCAATTCGGGTCCACCTATTTCGGCACCATATAAATTGCTACCACCTTTACGCAGTTTTCGACGGGAGCCTCCGCTATTTAACCCAAGTTTATTACTTAAACTATTCAAATAATTCGCCATACTATACAATATGTAAAGATATTATTTTAGAGAGTTTTAATTTTTACGCAGCAACAATATAAATATTCCTAGATGTAAAATAAAACTTATCACTACAACTATAAGAGAAATATAAATATATGGATATATATTTATCAATATGATATCTATCAATGGTTTCATTACATTTTTTAATTCTGTACGAACATCCTCTCGTTTCAGTACATCTATACATGACTTTGTAAATCTATTTTCCATACCTTCTAATTCTAAACAAATATTTATGGAATACTTTAATTATTTTTATATGATGAATCATTAAATGGCTACATATAAAATAAATTCTGATTTTCCATTCCATGCACTAAAGTTAAATCCTCCTTATTTACACAACGAACGTTATCTATTCAAACTACATGTCAATCATGCACCGGTATATGTACAATTTCCAATCGCATTTAGCAGACAAGGTATTCGTATTATAAAACAAAAACATTTTTTAGATTTAAAATACGATACAACAAGCATGACAACTATACAACCTTGGATAGACCTTCTCCAATCTAGATGTATTGAGTTAATCCATGAGCAAAATATAAATTTTTTCTCTAAAGAACTCTCCAGAACCGATTTCATGAGGTTGATGACACCTATTGCACGTCCTTGTAACGATGACCATAATCTTATACGAGTTTCTTTAGACATAACTCATAATGGAGATTTATCTTGTATAATATACGATGAACATAAGAATATAATTCAAGATTATCGTACCATTACAAGTGAACATTCATTTATTCCCTTATTATTAATTGAAGGAGTTACCATAACGCCTACAAGTTTTACCATAAATATTAAGGTCATTCAAATGATGGTATATGAACCCATTTCTAAAGATATCGTGTTTTTAATAGACACCAATGACCCTACGTTGCCGAATAGTATAGATACAGAAGAAACATTTAGTGGGAGTGAGGACGTTTATGAAGAAAAGGATGACCAAAATATATTGAATGATATTTCTCTTCATATCTCGGACCCTAATGTTTTGGTATTAAAGAAAGCAACTGATGTATATTATGAACGGTATAAAGAAGCCCTTCTGAATGCACGTAAATTAAAAAAAGATGCAATGGATGCACACCTGAACGCACTCCAGATTAAGACATCCTATGATTTGGAAGATATAGAAGTCCCTTATGATGAACATTAAAAATGTAATTGTGATATTTTTTTCTCGTATCCTTATAATATGGTAACTATTGCAAAAGATACCCCGATAAAAGTGAATTTAAAGTATGTAATTGGTTTGATTGCGATTGTAGTGATTGGATTACTTATCCAATCCGTTTTAAATACTAAATCAGGCATGTCATCTGGTATAAGAACAACCTCTAATCAAGGCGCTTATACAGGACAAGGTTCAACCGTGGCTCAACCAGCTGCGCCCATGGGACAGAATGAACAATATCAAACTGTAGATGGAATACAGGGAACTACCAAAGGATTACCTTCTAGTTGTAACTCACAGCCTTTATTGAACGCCGACCAACTTCTTCCTAAAGACAATAATACACAATTCCAACAATTAAATCCGCAAGGAGGTGGATCTTTAGAAAATATATCTTTGTTACAAGCAGGCTATCATAATGGTATTGATACAGTTGGTTCTTCATTAAGAAACTCTAATTTACAAGTTCGTTCTGAACCTCCCAATCCAACCAGTAAAGTAAGTCCATGGATGAACTCTACAATTGAACCAGACCTTATGCGAACTCCATTAGAGATTGGATGTGGAACACAGTAATAAAAAATATCATGATAATATATGAAATATCTTAATTATTTGATTATAGGAATGATACTTATTTCAATGCTTAAGGTATATTCAGAATCCGATTACTTTAATTTAAAATGTATCATATCGGAGGTCGATAATAAAAAATATTGCGTAAGGGACCGTAAAAAACTTTCATTGGCGGCAGATAAATTGGCAATTACAACACAAAATATGATTACACTTGTAAATACGTGTTATGAAAAATATCCCGACCGTGAAAATATACAACGATTGAAAAAAAGTTTTAATCCTGTTAAAATACAAGAAACCTTGCCTACAAGCGAACATACTGCTTATAGTGAGAATAAAGGCGAAAAAATTGCCATTTGTTTAAATGAATATAAATACGATAATGATGATTTAATTGACAATAATACATTAATGTTTGTTGCCATACATGAACTTGCTCATGTTGCATCCATGAGTATTGGTCACACTGATGAATTTTGGAACAATTTCAAGTTTTTATTACAAGAAGCTGATAAAATAAATATTTATAAACCAAAAGATTATAAAAAGGAACCTAAACAATATTGTGGTATGACCATTACGGATAATCCTTACTATGATTTTTAACATATGTAATACAAATAAAAACATGATACAGTCAAAAATCATACATTGCATCTTTTTTATAATATCCTTAAGTCTCCAACTTCCAACGATATCACTCATTTAGTCTATAAAACAAAAAAAGACAATATTTATATTTCAACTGGAATACCACGCTCTAACATCCATCAAACCCCATTAAGTCCCATGGTTCCAGATATTAATACCAACTGCAACTTCCCCAATATCCGCTGTGACACATGGGAGAGTGTTCCCATACGGTCGCGCCACTGTCCTTAAGGGTTCGCATGCTCTGCATGTAGCGCGCGACGTGGGCTTCTTTATTTTCAGCATTTTCTGCAATTTGTGTTGCTTCCACAATATCATTTTTTTCAACTACTGCTTCCTTTTCCTTCTTTTTTGCTTCTTTTTTTGCTTCCTTTTCTTTCTTTTTTGCTTCTTTTTTTGCTTCCTTTTCCTTCTTTTTTGCTTCCTTTTTTGCTTCTCTTTCCAGGTCCCGATGTAAGAGTTTTCCCTCTAAAGTCATTTGTAAAAGGTATGCTTCAAGAAAATTTATCTCCATTACCAGATATTTATTTGTCGTAACGAGGTCATCATTTTCTTTCTTTATTTTTAAGAAAACATTCTTAATATTTGATACAGCGTCAATAACTTGATCTGTAGTGAAATCCGTCATCGTTTGGTTCAGAGTTTGGTTTGGTTTGTTTCGCATTATGTTATCTACTTGTACTATAAAAAGTATTTCAATTTTATAAAAATTATTTCAATTTCATTCACATGTGAAAACATCATATCAATATTATTTTTTTCTTACACCGTCTGCATTTGTAGAGAACATACTACGTCCTTTTCCTATACCTCCTAATTGATTCATGTAAAATACGGACATTCGGTTATTTCCATAGGTTCTGTTGTAATCAATTCCGGTAACACGACCTATATAGGATGGTAAGCCTTGCTTTTTATTACCACCTCCTTGGTCGCCGTTCAATGCGATAAATCTACTTGCACCTGCGTTTCCTGCTCCCATAATTCTAGCACTCATATATATATATATATATATATTATTTACAATATACAACAATATATATACATATATAAGAATATAGTTATTACGAATGTAATGAATGTTATAGTTGAACGTAAATATACTATTCTTTCTAAACTTGGACAAGGATCATTTGGTACAATTTATAAAGGTGTCAATAATCTCACACAATCTAAAGTTGCAATCAAGATTGAATATAACCCATCCGATAGTATATTAACGAACGAAGCCAAAATATATAAATATCTTGAAGGAAAATATGGTATACCTAGACTCTTAACCTTTGGGAAAGAAGGATTGTTCCATTATATGATAATGGATTTGTTTGATGAATCCTTGGAAGTTATGAAACGTAAAAGCGATGGTAAATTATCACTCAATACTGTATTAAATATATTTTATCAAGCATTGGAACGTCTTGAAACCATTCATACAGTAGGCATCGTACATCGTGATATCAAACCAGATAATTTTATTGTAGATAGAACAACCAATAAGATTTATATGATAGATTTTGGGTTGTCTAGACGTTTTTTAGATGCGAACGAAAAAATGATACCTCTATCTTCCGGTCATAATATAACTGGTAGTGTACGGTATTCAAGCATACATGTTCATTCTGGTATAGTAGGAACGCGTCGGGATGACTTAGAATCACTTGGATATATGATAATGTATTTATTGATTGGAAGACTTCCATGGCAAGGAATCGCACACGAGACACAATCTATACGATATGAATTAATTGGTCGTTATAAAACAACACATACTTTAGTTGATTTATTTCCATCTGCTCCCACAGAATGTATAGATTATCTCAACTATTGTAGAACTCTACCTTTTGATGAAAATCCAGATTATGAATACATTCGTTCTATATTTTATCCGTTATATAAACAACATCATTGCTCTGAGAACAATTATGACTGGATAAAATAATAAAACATACTTAAAGATAAAATAGTATGATTGTATAATGCAAACCGAAGAGAGTGTATACGTACCGGATGATACATTTTATGTGGGTCGTGTAAAGTGGTTTAATAATCAATCTGGATATGGGTTCATTGAAAGGAAGGATGCTTCCGATACAAAGGATATTTTTGTACATCATAGCGCAATCCAAACCACGGTCAGTCAATTTAGATACTTGGTTGAAGGTGAATATGTACGGTTCAAACTTGGAAAAGGAAATGGCAAATATACAGTAACTTCGTCGGAGGTCACTGGACCGAATGGTGGTAAGTTGATGTGTGAGACCCGATATGAAAAGTCTCGTGAACGTTCTACAAGTGAAACGGCAGATGAGAATGGCGTGTCTAGGAGACAACGTAATTACAAGCGAGGTGGATACGATAAACCGTCTAATTCAGTATTCATTGAGCCCACTACTGAAATGAGTCATTAACTCAATATTTTAAACATATTTACGATTCGTCACTCGTATATGTATCGTTACAACGTCTTGTAACTTTGGATATTTAAGTTCAATCCCATATGTAAGTTAATAGGTTTGCAATACATGACCTGCTGGAAATGCAGTGGTTTTTACAGTAAAATAATATAAAGGTCTAATACTAGGATTAATTTGATACGGTCTTGTACGATTCATCGTATATTTAAAAAAAACCAATATCGTACTACATGTGCTAGCGGAACAAGTGATGGTACCACGCTCTGAAATCCATGAAACCCCCATCATTCCCCATGGTTCCAGATGTTAATACCAACGGGGCATCGGCCCTATATCCGCGTCCACACTACATGTGAAATATGGAACTTAAACTTTTATCAGAATAATCTATTTCTTTTACACCTTTTTACATTTCAATGGTATTAATTATTTAATTGATAATTATGATAGGATGCAAATCCAGTTAAGAATAGGATTAATATTAACGTTGCTATCAATGTAGTATCTATCTTGTCATTGTATAAGAAGTGACCTGCTATCAATGGAATGAATATATTTAGATTCAGAATAGCCATTGCAATTCCTCCGCCTTCCGATAAGGCTTTGATATTTAAAAACAGGTACAATGGAATGAATGCACCTGGTAGAACAATCCTCCATGTTTCGTTTGTCAAAAAGGATACTGCTTTATTCACAGAAGTTCTCTTTGCATGGTATAAATATACGAGAACGAACAATGCAAGTATACCAGAGATTACAAGAATCATCATGATATGCGTTAATTTTGCAAGGTAATCGGTTTTGAATACTTTACCGTTTCCTTCCATCATTGTATTAAATATACCAATTACACATGCACTCATCAATGCAACGAATTCCCATCTCATACTATAATGATTTTATTTTTATATCTCGTTTCCAAACATTTCCATCCTCAAACTTTACTTGGGTTGACGTAATATATGCTTCTATAATCGGACCTCCTTTTGGTGTAAAATCAATTTTAGCATTACCCTTTTTATCCATAACTCCGTGTACTTTCCATATTTTTCCTTTAGGTGTGTCTCTCCCCTTTATAGTAACCATCCCCTCATGAACGGTTACTATTCTTAGCGAACCATTATGATTTGGGTCTCTATAATATTTTCCTTTATATAGTTTATTGGATTTTTCTAGATTTGAAACGTATCTACTATTTTCATCAAAATGACTAATATTGAACGATGGAAATCGTTTTTTCACTTTATCCACGTCTAAAGTTAAACTATCCACTTCTAGATAATCCAATGCATGCGGAATATCAATATATAATTGATACATTCCGTCATCTCTCATGGTAACTATATATGATACATGTATAGTCAATGTATTTAGGATTATATTGGTTAAATCTGGGACATATATACCTATATGGTTCTCAAACAATTGTGTGTCTAACGGATATTGTTCTTCTTCTTCTTCTACCATGGTTTTTAATAATTTGCTATGTTTTAGATTATAAGGTTCTACAAAATGTAATTCTGCTCTTGAACCGTACTTAAATCTCATCCATTTAATATTTCTTTTTGCCAATGCATTATCTGGTGGACTTTCAATATCTCCCATTTCATTTCCGAAAATTTGTTTTAAAATCATACATGATGCCTGTGGGTCATAACTAAGTATTGTTGCTTTATGAATATTATAAGGTATAATCTGTTCTCTTGCATATACTTTTTTGGTTTTATTATGTCCATGTTTAAACTGTTTTTTTGTAGTAGATTTCATATACTACAATAAGATTATAAAGATAATGTGTATATTAAGAGTATGTTGATAAAACTAGATTATCGTGAACATGACTTAAATACAATTTTAAGTCAAAGCGGTGAAAACATTGAAACCTGTAATTTACCAATCGGTGATATTGTGATTTGTGATGATACTGGGAAAGAGATTCTCATTATAGAACGTAAAACATTGAGCGACCTGGCTTCTAGTATATGTGATGGACGATACAATGAACAAAGTTTCAGGTTAAACCAATGTTCTTTACATAATCACGCCATATTTTATTTAATAGAAGGTGATTTACGTAAATTCCAACCGCGTTCGTTTGGTAGGCCCATTACAAAAGAAATCTTAATTTCAACCATGACCACTATGAGTTACACGAAAGGATTCTCTATATACAGAACCATGGACGTACAAGAATCTGCTTTATGGATATTACAAACGACGCATAAATTGTCTAAATTAAAAGAACCGTTTTACTATAATGACCCAGATAGTAAAACGGTTCCATATGTAGATGTGAAACACAACATTAAGAAAAATAATATTACGCCTGATAACATTGGTATATTAATGTTATCTCAAATACCGCTAGTAAGTACGGTTTCTGCAAAAGCAGTCCTGACGAAATATAAATCCATATCCAATCTTTTGACTATAATTCGTGAAGACCCCAACGATTTATACAAGGTTCATATGATTACACGCGACGGTAAAGAACGAAAATTGTCTAAATCATGTATACTCAATATCATTGACTTTATGAAAGATACTTAATTATTTTTATACACGTATAGTTTAATGGATAGTCGTATTCAATATGCTGGACTTATCGTAATTGCATACTTATTTATAAGATTTATAATTAAAATGTTTTCGTATCAAACGCGTGTGATTGAAACCATGACTGCATCCACGATGGACAACCCATCCATTGCAACGAGTGTGAGTGCAAATACAGACAAACTCAACGACACTTTGTTGATTAGTAAGTATAGAACCAATTATGAAGATACCATTATACAATTGGAAAAGGCCATTAGTATAGCTGTCTTATCAGAGGTAGTGAACAATGCTGTCACCATATCATCCGATCCCATATCGTCAGATTCTTTAAAAGCGATTGCTAATATCAATCAACTTAAAAATTTCAGAGAGAGTTTAAACCAATCTATGATAATTTTAGATAAGAATTAATATATACATCTTTCAATTGAATGGACGTCGCTTTATTGAAAGAGTTTGTTATTAGCATTCTAACATTATGGTCTACCTTGTCTCTGAAGTGCTTGTGTATAAGCAATCAACGTATCCGTATTGGCTGTTGTCAATGGTATAGTGGAATGAAATAATAAATACCATGATCGTTGTCCCTCTCCATTTACATTACGTTCACACGCAGGGGAATCTAAAAGACACATTGGAGGCCTTTGTGGGTCAATATACACGAGTCTACCATTTGCAAAACGTCCTATAAGAAACACATGTTTTGATCCAGTTTGGGTTTCATATCCGGCAAAAACTACATTCCCGGGTGGTAATAATGTCGTAATTCTAGTACTCCATTCTTGATAATTCATAGTTGGTACAAATGAAAAGTTATGTCCTGCCTTGTACATAAATATAACTTCTATTTGTTCCTTAGTAAAACCGAACATTCCTAATGTAGATATTCTCATAATATTTGCGGCGGTCTCATCCAAAACATTCATAAGTTGTAATGCATTAATTACACAATCCATCGGAACATTAAACGCACGATTAAATGTCTGTATCGCTTCATCTGTAATTGTAAAGCATGATAACCTATCGCATATAGGTAGTCCATGTTCTTCTAAAGCACCACCTTTCTTTTTCCGATTAACCTTAACATACGTAACTTACGAGACTTACGGGTATGTTTCATTATACTATATATATATATATATAAAATTAAATACTTATAGTATACGTTTTAGTTAACTCACTAACTTCACCCCAAATATTTTTAAAATCGTAAGAAATATATTCAATTATATCATTTTATCTCTTTCTTTCTTTTATTCCAACAAAAATCAACTATTTTAATATTATTATTAACTGGATAAATTAGTTCATATATATCTTAATAATCTTTCTAATCTTCTTTTTAATTTATTTTTGTACTCATTCTTATTCATTTGACTATTTGTAATGTTATCAACAGATATATAGTGTTCATTACCAATATATCTATAATATGTATGTCATATATTCTAATGCCTTTTCAATACCATCATTTATTAGAATACTTAATGTATTATATGTTGTTTTACTTGGAGACCATAACCAATCAAAAGGATAAGAATATTCACGCAAATTTGCTAGTTTAATTCCGTCGGGGACAGAACAGTGTAATCCTAATGGAATAACTTTCATTTATATTATGTGTATAAATGAATAAGGGAACGAGGTGTTCTTGTTAATTTGTCCCGTCTGTGGGTTTAGTGACATAATCATTTTCATAATAACCTGAATCTACTAATTTTTTTGTATAGGATTGACCTCCCCAGGTTGTGTCCATTGGGTTTGGACTAACGGATGAAGTATTATGATACATTAAGTCTAAAGGAGTATTTGTACCAATGGTTTGGTCTTGTCCATCAAATCCAGGGTAACTATTTTTATTATATACACTATCCGAATGAGAGGCATCCACTAATTTTGTGAGAGGCGCTGTCCCAATTGGATAATTTGTTAATCCACCTTGAATGTTTGTAGGAGAGGCATGTGACTTATATACCTTATTTCCTTGTGCATCGTAAGACTCTTGTACATATAAAATCGGACATTGTATGCCCTGACTACGTTGCCATTCTATAAATTCAGTATATTCCTCCAAGTTCTCAAATATTACAGGATTCACTCCAGGTACATTTGCGAGGTTTGAATTATACAAGTAAAATTGGGTTCCTTTTTGAATCAATAGATCAGGACAACTTAATGAATCACGATTCGTAAAGTTTTCATATCCCGTTACGGTATAATAATATAAACCTAATAACATTATACAAATCGTTAGGAATAGTTTAAACGGTTCAATCATCCTATGATATATAATATTGATATATTATATATGTTCGTTCAGATGAATTCAGATAATGTAGAAGAATTGGATACTATTCTTGATAAACAAGATGTATTGTTGAGGTATTATTCACCTACGTGTGGACACTGTATTGCAATGGAAGAGTCTTGGAATGGATTAAACCAACATCCTTCCCTCTCCGGTACTGACATATATGTAGTAGATGCTAATATTGATACATCTACTCTTGTCCGTCATAAAAGCGGTCAAGACGTTCAAGGTAAAGGAGTTCCCACGATATATTATATAAGTGGAGACTACATGACTCAATACGATGGAGACCGTTCTACCGAAGATATGGTAAACTTTATATTAAACCAATCCAATATTAAGCGCAAGTCTAAACGCAAGTCTAAACGCAAGTCTAAACGCAAGTCTAAGCGCAAGTCTAAACGCAAGTCTAAACGCAAGTCTAAGACACGTCAACGTGCTGGTTGCTCGCAACGCGGCTCGGTTAGCAAGTAGGTATATTCCTATTGATTAAGATTAAAGAATTAAAATATAATATATATACATGTATAATACTTTTAACACAACCACGCGTATAGGGGATTCTATGGATGACCTTAGTCAGCAAAATATTCAAGATACAGCAGCAGCAAATTATCGGTTAATGAATTATAAACCACAATGTCCAATGACCAATGTCATTGACTTTGCAACCTCTCAACCTGCCATTAATTTTACGGGTAGTCATACCGTTGGTATAGGTGGTTGTAATATTGATGAAAATTCAAATTTAACCCTAAGTGATTTGTCACGTAACAAATGTAAAATTAGTTTATTACAACGTTCATTTCTAACGGTACCTTATCTAGGTCGTGGTGTGAACGACGTCGTGGCGGAATCACAGATACAGCAAGGCGAACTCGCGAATAATAGAAAGAGTGTCAATCCAAGTTCAGAATTAACACATTCCAATTATACACCGTTGATACCATCGTTACAAGCGACCATTAACAATCCTGCGAATTTGATTGAAGGCGTGGCCGCCGATGGATGGATACGAGGAGGGATTCCAGTACGACAGCTTACACGTGACCAATCCAACCATACTTGAAATTAGTATTTAAATAAATCATAGTAATGAAGGATAATGTCCGAACTCTACGATGTCTCTTTCCTTTGTACCTATAAGCAAATAGACAACGATGACTTATATCGTATACAATTGTTACAAGCATTTCAATTGATGGAATGGAATGACGAAGAGGTTGCAACAAAAATAGATACCTTATACGATAAAACGGTTTCACATTTTAAAAAAATATATGACCGTATGAAACAAGACAATAGTATCGTGAGTCACTTGTTATTGTTTTTAGGGAAAGACCCGTGTGATAAAGATTTGTTTAGAACCTTGTTTATGATGGATACCTTTCAAGAATTACATAGTTGTATATGTGATATTTTGAATCAGGGTAGAATACAGACTTTAAATTATAAACGTTTAGAAATGGTTTTGTTTGCATCTCTCAACACATCTGTATAAAGGATATAAATAATCATTAACTTTAATTGGTATATGGACTATTTAAGGACACACGGATATCTTGTGATAGAGGACGTATTGTCCCCTGAAGAAGTCCAACACGCTACTCAATTGTTTCGTGCATGGAAAGAAACGAACGCTATACCCGTAGGTGACCATGGGATTATCAAAACACACAACGCAGGGCATCAAGAACACGCATGGTATATCCGAACACGACCGAACGTAATAGAACTCTTTCAACAGGTTTGGAACACAAAAGACTTGATGGTATCCTTTGACGGTATGTGCTACATGTCCCCGACCGACCATTATGAAGGATACTGGATGCATACCGACCAATCTCCAAACGATACCTCTTTTCGTTGTTATCAAGGAATGGTTGCATTGACGGACAATGAACATAAAACCTTGAAGGTATGTGATGGGTCACATTTAATGTACGATGCGTACGTACAACAATATAATTTAAAAGGTGTCCGAAACTTTAACATTATAGATGAAGATTATTGTAAACCTCTCTCCCAAACTAGTCTTTCTGTAAAAAAAGGTTCGGTGGTCTTATGGGACTCTAGATTATTCCATCAAAACCATTGTGGAGACGTTGGAAACATGGAAGAGAGAATCGTACAATACATTTCCTATATGCCAAAAGACCATAAAGAGAATACAGAAGACAATCAACTAAAACGAAAGAATGCTTTTTTAAAGGGTATCACTACAACCCATTGGTGTGCACCTTTGAAACACGCTACAAATGATACCGTCAGCAGTCCTATATTTGATATTCAAACCTACGGTACCTCCATGCATGCTTTGATTTGAACCTTTATGAACAATATCCTATACATATAATATGCCAATCGTAATAAGAAAAATAAGAAATCAAGATTTATATAAAGTTATGAATAAAGAAACGGGTGTAATCCATTCAAAAGGAACGACCTTGAATAAGGCAAAAGCCCAAAAAAGACTACTAGATACCATGGATGGGGGAATACATTTCACTCGTGTGGGTTATAAATTATATTGATATCACAAAATATATAAAAAAAATATTTCACCAAGAGGCATCGTTATTAGTTCATTATATGTTTGAACGCTCATAGATAAACATATAATAATATTTTATAGTTAAATATACATAGTTTGTTCTATTTTTAAATATTCACATACTTTATCGTCCGTCCATATTCTATCTAATGGAACGAATGGTATCCATTTACAAGTCTTCTCGCTTATATCTTGTGAGATTTTTCTAATGGATAACATATGGTTAGCAAATTTTGTTTCTAAATAACTTAACAAAGATTTTGCTTCTTCTTCGTTATTAACACGAAATGATATATAGCTGTCTGTATATATTTCAGTTGGATTTCCTACAAATTTTGCCCCAAAATTAGGATTTTTCCCATTTGCCCTTGCGGTAATAACTTTCCAAAATGTATTTTTCTCATTAAAATCATAATTATCTATATATTTACATCTATCACTTGATTTTTGTAAAGAAACATAACATTTTATTTTTCCATTATTTTTTAATCTGCTGTCATTTGTTCTATATTTAAAATAACCTGACGAGCAATATATTTTTATAATAGTTTCCATATTACTTATAATATCAATAATTTTATGATATCTTGGTTTTATGATACAATCATACTTAGATAAATCATATGGTTCTCCATTAAATAAACAAAATCCATTATATGACGCATCTTTTAAGAAATAATTAACGCCTCCTTCAATATCAACATTATTGCCAAACCATTTTTTAGATTTTTCTTCGTGTTGAATAAAGACAATATCTTTTCTGTTCATCATAAAATCTCTAAACCCATCTAATCCTTTTCCGCCAATAAACCATCTGGAAGGAACAACGAATAATAATAACTTACCACCAATATATTTTTCAATAAATTTATCATATAGAGGTTTTGTGTCAGGTTTTGATGGATCAGTTGAGTATGGAGGATTACCAATTATTGAAACATCTTCCAAATGAATATTCCACTTATCTTCAATATTTAATTCAAGAGTATCTCCTGTATAATTATTAAATTCAAAATCCAACTCATCTATTCCACATATGCTTTCAAACTCACATCTCAATAACTCAGTTGTAATGAAAACATTTAGAGCTGTTAAATCGGCATAATAAATACATTCTGTCATAATAATACGTGCTCTTTCTTCGTTATCAGGATATAATTCTTTAAGACCTTCATCAAATTTTTTTACAATTCCCAATACAAAATTACCTTTTCCGCAACAAGGTTCAAATACTTTTTGAGGCGTTTTCCAAAACTCAACTGATAATGTGTTTAACATGTCATCTACTAATTTAACAGGCGTTGGAACTTCTGCGTTTCCTTTTCTTTCATCATTTGTAGGTATAAAATGTTTTTCAATAAGCTCACGCAACTTATTAGCAGGTGCTATGCTATAAATCTCACGAATGTTATTAACAATTTCAGCATTATTGTCAATAATTTTGTTCATTATATTTACTATAATACCGTAATTATCAAGGTCTAAATCAATTTTTTTATCTAGTAATAATAAAATAATTAATCTGGAGGTTTTGTCATTTGTAAATATCTCCTTAAAATCAAATAACTTATATGACCTTGAAATTAACGCTAATAATGGAAATAAGAAACTCTTACACATTTCGCATGTTTGATTAATCAAAAGTTCAATCTTAGCAGTTTCTTCTTCCTTCAACTTAGTTTCATCTTCTTTGCCATCTGCAGGTGGGTCAATTTGAACCTTTGATTTACCGCCTTTAGGACAATCTGGTTGGTCTCCTTCTAAATCTTTATTAATTTTTTTTAATTCTCTTTTTTGAAAATCGCTTTTTATAAAATCTCGCATATCATCATCACACACAAGTTGTTCTAAGAATGGTGTATCATCAATTTCTTTCATAATATGTTCTGCTTCTTTTTGGTAGTAAGACATTATCTCAACAGTTGTCATTTTTCCGTTATTAATTTGTTGTGGATCAAATAAGAATATATTATGTTCAAATAAATAATATAGTATTTCAGCATTTGTTTTTTTAGTTTTTGTATTTCTCCTATGTTTTTGAATTATATCAATCAAATGTAAATAAGTTCTTTGAATATTCATATCTACATTTATTCCTATTGTTTTACCATCTGATTCAGTTAAAGCTCTTGAAAATCGTTGTTTTTGATTATCTAAATTGTGTCCGTCGTCTAAGGATATAGTAACATCACAATGTGTATAGGTAATACCTACGCTTCCTTTATTGCCTAACAATAAAATACAACCTTTTTTATTTTCTGTTTTTGTATTATTCATTATTGTTTGTATGTATTCATTATATTCTTCTTTGACATTTCCAGTATCTTCTGTTGAATTAGAATATTCTATTCTATAGTCGCTCCATAAATTATGTGTTTTTAAAAATTGTTTGAATGTTTTTTGTAATAATGATATTGTGTTATTTCTTGTATGAGTAGGAAGATACATAATAAATAGTAATGGATTTTCAATTGTTGATTTTCTTGATCCGCGACTTGTTTGTGTATTTTCAATTTGTTTCATAATGGTTTTTCTCATTCTGTTTGTTGAAATAATACAATCAAAGAACCCTTTTAATATATCTATTCCATCCGTAGTTTTACATAATTCAAACTCTTCCGCATAATATACTTCACCCTTTTCATTAATAATTTGTTTTAACGCAAACAACGAACTGCAATTATAACCAAAATTAGTTCCATATTTAGCGTTGTATTCGTTTATATCCGTAATTAATAATTCAGGAATAGAATGTTTCATTAATACCTGAGTAGGATGTTTTGAGTAATCTTTATTTAGAGTTTTATTTTCCAAACACTCTGTAAATGTATTTCCATGACGACTAACCATATAATCAATTATATCTTCTCTATTTTTTACTGCTGGTTTTATCAATTCTTTCATAAATGCTTCATCTTCAATTTCCCATTCATAAATACAAGAGCTATGAATTCCATAATATTTTTTTGGTTTATCTGCTGTGCCTGACGCAAATATATTTAGTTTTATATTTTTACGAATTTCTTCAACATCACTATCAACATCTAAAATTTCTGTTTTTGTTTTATCGGTTGAGGACCCTTGATGGGCTTCATCAGTAATAATTGCGTCAAATCCTATTTTTTTTAATAAATCTTTTTTCTTACTTTTTCCATCTATTTTAAGATATTGAACACTACAAAAGACAATACCATTAAAGGTTTCGTCAATTGTATCAAAATCTTCCTGTAATTTGTAATTAATATTTTTGAAATCAATATACTTTTCTAAATCATTCATAAAACTATTTATAGTTGCTGGAACAGATGTCATTATTAGTATTTTTTTATAACCATGATCCAATAAATATTTACATATTAATAACATGGTAATACTTTTACCACTTCTTGGTTTATGTGCTATACACCACATTTTATGTTTATTTGTCAAAAACGACTTTATAAATTTTATTTCTGTCATTTTTTGATGTAATTTTTTTGTTAATTGTTGTCTAGGTGATAATAAATATTCAGCATTAATGAAATCAATAAAATCATCAATCGTTAATAGATTATTTGAAAATCTTTGGCAAAATACATCTAACGCTTTAATAACATCTTTTTCATCAAATAATAAACCATTTTCTATAATTGTATCGTGGATTTGTTTATCAATATTTAGTTTATTTTTATATTGGTGTTTAATAACAACTTCTTTATCCTTAACAACTAATCCAATTTTATAGTCATCTCTTATATTTTGCTTGGTTATTGTGTTGTCTATTTTTGATACATCTGTTTCGCTATATTTGTTTTTATATTTAATTGTAAATAAAACAAGCGTAGTTCCCTCATTTATAGCCATATCAACAATATTATTACCTCCACCATCCACCTTTACCTTTAACAAAGAATTAATATTTTTAATTTGTTTTAAGTTTTGTAATTGTCCATCATAAATTTCTGTATAATTTATATTTTCTATACACTTTAGAATGATAAGAATTTGACAAAGGGTTTCAAAAATCCATCCTTGTCTTCTTTCATCATATAATTCTTTGTTTTCCTTCATGATCGCATCAAATAATTCTGTACCTGTTAAAGAATTATTTGCCAACATATTCGCAAGTATATCTTTACGGTATACCTGTTTTATAAAGACCTTTTCTTCTTTAATTATAAATTTTTTCTTCTTTCCATCTTTCCATTGACGGTGTTCTGCATCTGCTGGTCCGCATTGTGAATTACAAAGCGAACTCATTGTAACGTTATATACATACAATATTATGTATATAAAGTATTCATTTTTTTAATAATATATTAAAAAAATGATTGTATGTGTGAACCTTATACCTATTCCAAAAAAGAACAATGTCTATCACCTTACCCCAAGAGATTATGGATGAAATCCTCTCGTACGGCGACCCGATTGTAACTCAAAAACACCTATCCGTGGTGAATCAAATCAACTATCACCGAAACATGTTAGAGGTAGATCGCCGAACCACATTGTTATATCTGGGAAGACTGAATACATACCATGGCATTACCGAAAGATACTTCTATTACTATATACTTGATAAATCCTATATGAAAACAAATGTGTATCATACTAGAAGTAGATACTTCCTAGGCACCTCATTACAACGCCCTCAACATTTATATCCTTAACTATACTCAGGTACACGAACTTTATAGGATTTCCCAATCTCATTTTTTAGACAATTGAATTCCAATGTAAAATTAAATGGCATTCTCGCAAAGTTTACAAGCCTACCATCATGGTATCTAAATTTAAAATGAAGTTTAGATATTTGTTCTTCAGGAATATCAAAATATGTAAGGTTTTGTAGCATCATATCGGTTGTATCAATGCCAGACAAAGTGTCATTTATTTGTATTTTAGCAAAAGCTGAATTCACATATCCTGCATAGGTATTGAATTCACTACCGTTTGTATTAAGAGGACACAATTTAAGTTCATCCATGGAATTGTATTTTTCTATTTCCATGTAAATTACAGACTCTCCTTCAATATCGGGTTCAAACGGAGCAATTGTTAAATAGACATTTCCATGCGTATTCATTAACCATACTTGATTATTTTCTAAATAATTAAAAGAAACACTCTTTTCTAAACAGATGGATATATAAGTGGCTCGTTCAAACCCAAGATAATACCCCAAACCCCATTTGATGGGTAATTCCCACATGTTTGGTTGTTTGCATACATCTTTATAACATTCTTTACGATTGAATAATAATAGAAAAGGGTGTTTTACGTTTCCAAACATTATGCGTTGGCCAACGACATCATAGGTTACTTTCATCTCATTGTAAAGTTGTCCTAATTTTTGAGTAATACACTTGTTCATTTTAGTTTGAATTTCGGTTGTTAATTGTGTAAGGGTGTAATTACCTGGTTGAATTTCAATGGTATTAATTTCATGACAATCTATTGGTTCAAGGGATAACGTGTCAAACTTGACCACAAAGGATAATTTTGTATTTTGATACTCTGTACTAAATGTATAATAATTCCTCTTTGGAAAACGTGTGAATAACAGACGCATAGATTGTACGTTTTTCATGATTTGCGGAAGTTTTATATCAAACGAGTTTGCATCTGGGTATTTGAGAATATCTCTGTCTTCTGAATGTATAGTAACTACCTTACGGGAAAGCAAATAAGTTTGTTCTCTAGGTATCAATGGATGTGACATGTTTATATTCTTATACATTATTACTATATTAGAATAATACTTTATTCATTCGTCGCAATAATATAATCACATTATATCATAGAATTCATATGGCATCCTATAATACTTCATTAATCATATTTATGGCTATCACTGGAGTTATAATAAAAATGATTCAACCTACGTCGACCAACATAAACGTTGGTCCCGCTTCTGCTTCTTTATGGAGTTATGGTATGATTATGATGGCCACCTTAGGAATTATGTTTTCATCCTTTGCAATTATAAGCAAAATGGATATGTTAAAATCTAATTCATTTTCGTTTGTACAAAGTTTATTTACTCAATCCATTCCATCTTTATTATTGATTGGACTATTGACATGGTTAATCGTTTTAAATGCAGAGTATTTAAAACATATTAATCAAGGAGAAGTCGCCACAGAATATTCAATGTATAGCAATGTATCTTTTTTTCTAATACTCATACAATTATGGATAGCCTACGATTACATGCAGAATTCCATGAGTACATCTGAAAAAATTGTTACGGACAGTTACAATCGTAGGCTGTTATCGGTTACATATTTATTGACCATAACGAATAGCATGGTTATACTTATAATGAATATTATTTTAAAATATTTTTCAACGGATGGGTAAGTCCATGTATAAATTTATAAGTCAATCCATAATGGGTAGAAGTTAACCAGATACCTGATATTTTTAAAATAAGTAATGGTGTGTTTGGATACATGCAGGATGATTTTGTATGAATGTGTATTTTATTATGAATCAACTGTTGTTTGAGTTGTATTGTTTTTTGCAAATTATTTATATTTAAAGAGTCTAATATAGAATGTTCTAGTTTAGAAAGAGTTTCAATACTATGGATGTTATCTTCGTATTTAAATTCATAGGTGTATCTATTAAAATATTTCAATACTCGCATTATATTAAATTTTAAATGAATATGCATACAATTCATACTACATAGGGTATTACTATACGAGGTTCTCATAAACATACTATTATCAAGTACTGTATTTTTTACGGGATTAGATATATTGATATATCTTGGGTGAATGTCTTCTAATTCTAAATAAACATTCATGTTGTATAAACTATATAACATGAATGTTTTAAATATTTGATATATATATTCATTTAATTCTCATATACATTTCAATTATTAAAATGGCAAAGATTAAAGTAAAGGTTATGTAAGAGTGTGGTTGTATTGTTTGTTTCAAGTATAATTTTTGAAATATTATAACACTAATAGAAGTGACAAATAACCATATCATTTGTATTTGTATCGGACTCAATAACTCTTTTATTAATATAAATGCTGGTATTTTAAAAAAATATTCTATACTTCCAAACCCTATCGACAATGCCAATATAATTAAAAATTTTTGAGATATTATATTGATTTTACCATTTATTTTATTTACCCTAAAATTCGCATATGAATATAATCCACTTGAGAGAATAACTAATATTGCAAATAGTATAATTATGAATATATTGTTCATAATATAGGATAATAATAATAAAGACAACGCATTCTTAATATTATGAGTTATACAATGTCTCATTTTGAGGAATATATACAATTAGAAAAAAATAATCCATTACATCCAAAATTAAGTAATATATATAATGGTTTCCCTGTTGAAATTCAATCTTTACGCAGTTTGATTTTTTATGGACCTAATGGATGTGGTAAATATACACAAATGTTAAAATCTATACTCAAATATTCACCGTCACATCTAAAATACGAACGTAGAATTACGAATATCGTTGCAAACAGTAGTTATACCTTGAAAATAAGTGATATTCATTTTGAAGTAGATATGGAATTATTAGGATGTAATTCAAAAGTGTTATGGGGTGGAATATATCTACATATTATGGAGATATTACAATCAAGACATTGTCGTAGTTGTATAATCGTATGTAAAAATTTTCATGCTATACATAATGAATTATTAGAAGTATTTTATAGTTATATGCAGACGTTGTCATACACCGATGTGGATATTAAATATATATTATTAACGGAACACTTAAGTTTTATTCCAGATAAAATTGTGGATAGATGTAGGGTCATTTCCATTCCGCGTCCTAGTAAATCTCACAATACAAATGTACGACGAAATACATCAGTCAGAAATGACATTACTACATTAAAGTATTGTAACCACATACCCTATCCGATCATGCATCCCTATATTACCATTTGCGATCAAATCCTAGAATATATCCGAACTCCTCAATACAGCGAAATCAGAGACCGATTGTATGATATCCTAATATACAATCTGAATGTATTTGATTGTATATGGTATATTCTATCCAATGTTATATTAAAACAAATAGTTCAACCCCATCAAATTACACCTATGCTTATACAAACCTATCGTTTTTTGTATTATTACAATAACAATTATCGTCCTATTTATCATTTAGAGAGATTAATATTTCATATAATAAATATAATTCATGGAGATACAAAAGGCATGTGATTTACTTGAATTAAAATGGTGTAAATCATTAACAGAGAAAGATGTCAAAACTGCATATTTTCGTCAAGCACGTAAATACCATCCAGATAAATTAAAACAGGATACAACTATGGATACAATAACATTTATAGAAATACAGGATGCCTATAATTGTATAATACAAGAGATAAACCAATCAACCAGTTACATACAATCCAATGTATCTGAAATGAAGGAGTATATACACACTGTGTTTGGTATACATGAAGACAACTGTGTACTTTATATGATGAATTTTATATTAGAGTTTAAACTAAATTTAGATAAAGAATCCTATTCCTTACTACAACAACTTATATTAGATTATTATCGTAAGACTCCATTACCTAGTGAGGATAATATATATCGTGTTACGTTACAACCCACCCTTGATAATTTATTGAACCATGACATTTATAGTTTAGTGTTTCAGGATGAAACCTATTATATTCCATTGTGGCATGAACAAGTAGAATTTATAACTGAAACGTATAAAGTTGTAGTGAATATAGAACCCATCCTACCGAACGGTATATTTAAAGACGACAACAATGTTTTATACGTTCATCACACTATATCCATATATGAACTATTAGAAAAAGAAACCTACGATATTTATGTTGGGAAACATAAATTTACTGTAAACGTAAGTGAGTTAAAAATAGAACCGTATCAATGCATACAGTTCCTTCAATCTGGAATTGCAGAGATATCTACAACTTCTATATTTTCTATAGATACATTGAATCCTGTATACATATATATTGAATTCAAAGAATACCTTAAAAATCTAAACTAATACTGGTTTTTTCACTTTTTTTACGACGGTTAGAACGAGATGGTATATTTGCAGATTGTAATTCTTTAAGGTCTTGAATACTTACGGTACTACCCTCTTTTACAGGTATAACCATAGGTTCTGCAGGTTCGTTAGACTTTTGTGTATTGGGTTTCAATCCAGACAAAAGGTCGTTAATATCACTTGGTCCTTTCATCTCAGGTCTTGGTCGGTCTTGTTTCATAGAACGTGGCGCGTTCACCTCGTTCACTGTTTCAAACGTATCATTCACGTCGTAACCATCTTGTGCTCTTGCCGCTGAAATGTCTGGACGATTTGGATTTACAGTATATCGGGAACTCTTATCTGAACGGGTTTTCATTGGGTTCGGCAGAGTACCAATCTCAGTTGGTTTAGGGTCATTCTTCATGATATTATTCATAAATCCACCGAATCCTGGACTCTGTTCACCCATTGAATTTACGGCCGCCTGTGTAAATTGTTGCATGAGTTCAGGATTTTGTCTCATAATATCATCCATACCAGGTAAAGCTGATTTAAACATCGTATTCGTCATATGCACCATAATGGCTGACCCTCCCAGTTGAAACAATAATTTTAATTCGGGCGCTAGTTTCACTTTGGAATTGTATTTTTCATGTAATTCTGCAAATATATCATCATAATCCTCAATGTTTTCATTGATTTGTTCGCTCCAACCATCCAGTTTAATGTCAAATGGGTCTATACGATTATTTAAAAATTCTATACCTGTAATGGCAGCCATCAACATTTTGCCCTGAAATTTCATACTATTTGACTTTTCCTTCTCAGCTATAATGGATTCATATTCACCTTTCATTTCGTCCAAGTTTGAATCCATGCTGTACTTTTTGGTAAGACGAACTCCTTTGCGTTCTAAATTTTCCAATTTATTTAAGAATGTAAATTTCTCTCTGAGAATGTCTTCTGGCGATTTATCTAACACGTCTGGAATATCAGGGTCAATGTGTACGTTAAATTTAGAATAGTCGTTTGGTTGAGTTTCAACATGCGCCTGTGCGGTAGAACGACCAATGGAAGGTTCTTGATTATCTACATCTGAAATATTAAGTGTAATTGGTTTACTGTCTTTAGGGGCTGGTTGTTTCAACATAGATTGAAACAAATCAGACTTTGTAGATTTGATTTCAGTAGGTTCTGTAAGATCATTTAGTTCAGATTCAAGCGCATTTAAATCACTTATATTTATATCCATGAGGTCACTATGTTTATCAGGTCTGCGTTTGTCATTCATTAAAAGTTCAACACCCCCTCCAAAATTAATAGAGTTAGATTGAATCGGTATATGTATGTCTGTATTATCATTCAATACAATTGTCTCTCCTTGCATATTAACAAAGAGTGATATCATTTTAAGTAGAGTAAAACGCAATTATGTTTTTGTATGAATGAACCATAACGCTTGTAAATAAGAGTCTGCTAAATCATCCTTTTTTTTATGAGTATTAAATACAGACAACCATGTATGATTCATGGAATTCTCTAACAAACCACGAACCACATGTATACCCGAGGCTTTACGTTCTTTATACGTTTTTTTTGGAACGTCGTACATTTTTAATTTATTTATACTAGATATAAATAGAATGTTATAAATTGCTTTTTCAATAAAAAACTGGGCTACCATTCCTTGAACACATTTCATTCTGCTTGCAATCGTACTAATTTGATTTTCAATCAATACAGTGTCTATATCGTTTATGCACGATAAACGGCGTGTCAACGTTACACTTAAGGTCTTTCCAATCTGAATTAAATCTAGGGCATTTGCCGATACTGGCTGGATGACTTTGGTTGCACAATGTTGATATACATGATTCGTTAATTCTTCTACCGATATATTCAAATCAAACATATGATTCAGTTTTTTTGTTTTCATCAAAGATGGTTTTTTTAAAAGACTATAATATTCAGGGGGTGCAATACGGATAGAAGGAATACACTTTGTAATATGTCTATTACAATAATACATTTTACCTGCAACGGTATAAGATGCACGACTGGTACAACGTTTGTGTTTCATACAATAGTTACAAGAATGAATCGTAGTATTCGTGAGATCAAGGATATCCCAATCACGAATACTACCATCGGAGGCAATAAGACATATAGATAAATTTTTAATACCAATATCTATACTTAATATCATACTATTCATAACGTATACCGTTTATATCATTAGTCAATTATAGTTGTTATAACCGCCCCGTAAAAGTTGTTCTTGAGTTAACACCGGTGTATATAATCTACGTTGTAATTGATATTTAGATAAATATTGGCTTTTTAAATCGCTGTTCGGATAACCAAGTGTTTGTGTCACATCAATGGAGGAAAATACAATAGGTGATTGTGTAGTCTGTTTGGGTTGTACGCCATACTTTATTGGACAGGCACCACATTTGTCACACGAGGCAAGTTGATTGTAGGCAATGATTTTATCTGCGTTATGTTGCATATATTGGCGATATTGCCAGTTGGTATGAAGGTTACTTTGCTTACGTATATCTGCACTAAGTTTAGAACCAGGTTGCCACGCTGTAAAATTACGGCCATCCGCCATGATAGGAGGATAATTCATATGTATATTGTTTGAACCATTCTGACAATTGTCATACATATATTATATATATTATTCAAATATTATAAATTAGTATCTTGTAAAGCATTCACTAAATCTACTTTCCTTTTTCCTTTTGAAACGATACCCTTGTCTGAAATAATAAGTTTTAATTGACTTACTTTCATTTTAGAATAATCCACGTCGGAACCATCGTTTATATCCACCGTAATTCCATCGTCGTCTTCCTCTTCGTCTAAGGTTTCTACCACGTTTTCTTTCAATAAAGTATCCAAATTACGAACGTCCTCTATCTCTCCTAAACGTATGACCTTAACTTCTGTCTTGACCTCTAGCGGTTCTGTAATGGACGTTTCCTTATTCGTATCATCCGATGATAATGAGTCCTCTGACGTGGTTGAGTCATTGTCGCTATCGGTTATCTCAATATATTCCATATCCGGCACATTCGTGGAAGTATCGTGATATCTGTTTGCAACATGCATGGCTTCAACGGTTGCCCCATGGTTACTCGTATTATCTTGGACAGACTCTTGTACGCTTGTATTACTCTTAACATTGGTGATAAAATCAGATAATACATGATTTTGTTTAACTAATGTAGATTCAAGTATAGATAAACGACCGTTAAAATAATAAAACATTACTCCTAACAATAAAATACATATACCTAATAGTAGGTTATCCATCATTAATGAGTAGTCATACTATTATTACTCTTATCTAACGAATTATAGTGTGTGACGATTGATTTCACATAAACAATCCTGAATAATTTCTGTTGGATAATTCAAATCGTTCAATACTTTAATCCCACCTTTTACATTAGATATACCTTTTATGATACGATACGTATATAGAAACGAATGATGCATATCTTTTTCTACTTGCATTTGCATATTGCATATATCGCATTCATTTTTTAATTGTTTACACATGTCTACAAAATGGGTGGTCAATAAAAAACGTACATTGTTTTGTTTGTGGATATATTTTAGGTAAGCTTTCGCTGCACTTGTAGCTTCGTATGGGTTTGTACCTGAAAACAATTCATCAAATATACAAAGATGCCGCCTCTCTTTATTACGAAGAATGTCATCCAATATAGTTTTGCATCGTACTGCTTCTGCTTGAAAAAGACTTTCTCTCTCAGACGTATCTGGTATATTAATGTAACTACTTAGAACATGATAAGGTTGTAGACATGCTTTATTAAAATAACCACAACCGAATTGTTGACATAATATAGTATTCAGCATAATCGTTTTTAATAAGGTGGTTTTACCTGCAGCATTTGGTCCTGTAATGAGAATATTGGTGGATAAACTAACATCATTATGTACGACTAATTCTTTCTCAATGTGTGGATAATATATACCTTTGAAATATGTTTTCTTTTTACTATATTTACATAAATGTAACGTTTTATTTTGAAGTTTATCTTTAATGCAAGACAACGAGTGTATATAAGAATTTAAATATATACTATATTGAATGGTCTCTTGCCATGTATGGTCTGTATTACATAAATAATATATACGCATAAGTTTACCTAACTGCAATAATTTTGAGCCTGTATAATGAAATGGTGTGACGTGTTGTATTTCTTTACATATCGTATGCATGATTGCTCCCTGTTTCTTACAATGTTCTAAGAATGGTTTATACGACGGATATACATTCCACAATTGTATAGAGTCTATAGAAGACATTGTAGCCGTAAGGTAATCTTGTACTGCAAATATATAATCGTGTATATGTGTCATGTTTTTTATAAATTTTACACAGCTTTGAACGTTTAAATAAACTTGAACGAAATAAAAAATAAAAGATATCATTATGACGATTTGTTTGTCTAATGTGGCCTGATGAATAAAAAATATTTGTCCTATACTGTGACGTTTCAAAACGACCAAAAGATGTTGAATATAACTATGAAACGATAATTGAATCCCGTGTAATCTTATCATAAATAATGGAATAATCAACATAAATATTGGCAATGCAAGGGAAAGGATAGGTGAACAAAGGTTATAAACACTCATACATTGCATTACACTTTGATTTGCATTTAGTGTCTGTAAAGGTTTCCATTCAATGTAATGATATTGTTCTAAAAAGGTATCGTTTATGGGTTCCATCGTTTTATAAATATTCATTATCTTATGATAACAAGGTTGTTTTGGTAAAGGACCTTTTAAAATATGTTGTGTATCTTTCAAAAATATAGTATCCGTAGTATACCATCTGGATAATTGTGGAATGATTAGTTTTTTAAAATCATCGTCTGCTTTCAATAAGGATTCATACAATGGATGAGAACCACATTTAAGTTCTAAATCATTGGATACTTCTGGTTTAATCGTACATTTATCCGAATGATATGCTAATGGAATGCGAAATCCTGCAAAATTCATTGGGTCATGTCGTTGGGTAGTCTCATCCATTGTACAATATTAAGAAAAAATACACGGTATATTACCTTATTCTTTCAAAGCATCACTCCAATTGGTTGGCATCTCTTGAATGTGTATGGAATAATGTCTCTCAATTTGTTGAATATAACTTGTATCACGAGGAGTAACAAAATTAATGCTTAATCCTTTTCTACCCCAACGTCCGCTACGTCCAATACGATGTAAATAGGTTTCTACAGACGACGGAATATCAAAATTAATAACTGTACTTACTTGTTGTATATCAATTCCACGAGCAGTAACATTCGTTGATATAAGCACTCTGGATTTACCATTACGAAAATGTTTGTAATTCTCAATACGAGTTTGTTTATCCATATTGGAATGTATAACGGTAACTGGAAAATGTTCTGCCATCATTGTATCGTATAAATGTTGGACGCGTTGTACACTATTACAGTAAATGATACATTGAGATACTGTAAATGTACTATAAATATCTTTTAGACAGTTATATTTGTCATTATCACATTCTAGATTGATGTAATATTGAGATATCCCATCTAAGGTCAATTGTTCTGATTTTACCAAAATCTTAACTGGGTCTCTCATAAATGTATCAAATAGTTTAACAATATCATCTGGTAAAGTTGCACTAAACAAACCAACTTGTACGTTCGTTGATATGTATTGAAAAATATTATAAATCTGTTCTTTGAAACCAACTGACATCATTTCATCTGCTTCATCTATAATGATTAATTTTATCGTATCAGGTACAATGATATTTCTTCGGATTAAATCGTATATACGTCCAGAACAACCTACAACGACTTGCGGTTGTTTCAATTGTATATCTTGAATACACCCCTCAAGGGAGGTACCCCCAACTGCCAACACAGATTTAAATTTAGGTATAAATTTCCCCAATGCATTTAATACATCCATGGTTTGCATCGCCAATTCACGGGTAGGGGATAAAAGTAAAGCTTGTATGGAGGATTCGTTTGGGTCTATCAACGATAATGTACTAATCGTAAAACAACCTGTTTTACCTGTACCCGACTGCGCTTGTACGATAACATCTTTACAATCTAACATAGGACGAATTGATTTTTGTTGAATGAGACTAGGTTTTTCAAAACCATATGCATATATACCTCGTAATACATCTGAGTGTAAATCAAACTGGTCCCATTCCTCGTAGGGTTCAAATGTATTGCATTCATTCTCAATCATATTATGTATATCTAATATAATTTATTTAAGTTCATTGTTATCATGATATAAATGATTTAGAAACCATATTCATATATTGAATATGGTCGGTTCTAGTATAGAACGATATACAATACAAGAGATTCAAATCATTGAGAACACATGCAAAAGAGTTCAGTTAAACGCATCTGTACTAAGCATGATACAAATGATATATAATGAGGTATGTAACACTCCACATATGAATGTTGTAAATAAATCAAAAAAAACTCAAAGTATCCATAAATCATTTAAATTGACTCCAATGACAACTCGTAATGGTATAGATGTATCCATTGATAACATACGAAAATTATTAAACATGTTTACGGATACAACGTATGATCATTTATATCCTAAACTTATACATGAGGTAAATGTTATACAACATGAAGACTATAATTTAGACGATTTAGATAAATTAAATAATATAATGTTTGATATTTTAAGTGGCGTAATGGCCTATTCAAAATTATATGCCATGTTATATTCAAAATTGTATCATACCTATGCGTTTTTGCACGATACACCAAGTCGTCGTGTTGCATTATTCAAAGAATCTATATTACAAATAGAGTATCATAATTCAACTACGGACTACAACAGATTTTGTAAGAATAATAAAGACAATTTAAAACGCAGAACGACAGGATCATTTCTGGTTAATCTTGTACCTTATGGTATAGTGAATATCGTTGAAATCAATATGATTATTCTTTTCATTCAAGATGAAATTTTGAAACGAATCTCCATACAAAATCAAACAGAGTTTGTAGATGAATTAACTGAATTAGTAAGTATATTATATCTCACCGGACAAAAATACATACATATATCGGAAGAATGTCATGAACTAGAATATAATATACAACATATAACCTCGTTTAAAATGAAAGAATATGTATCTTTGTCTGCAAAGAGTATATTTCAGCATATGGATATGGTAGATAGTATAAATGGCGTGTAAATAGGATTTAATAATTTATACAACTATAGTATAATTGATGATTATATCCAATATAAATCCAGAAATACAATTCCCAGAAATAAATACTTTAGATGTAGATGACAATGAGTATGAAGCCCAGCTCTATCAAACACATGTATTAGATAGAACTATTATTATTGCATTGGGCAGACCCAAATATAATTATATAGACCAACAAGATTGGTCTAAAACACCGAATGTCGTCTATTATCCAGTATATAGTATAGCACGAGACAAAGTATATGCTCAAATCGGGCTATATGAAATAGACATGGAAAGGCAATACGACATTTTGGATGAAGAAGGAGATATTGATGTGGATAAAATGAATCCATTACGGTTGTATTCCTTTGTTACCCCTGATTATTTAAATGTAATTACTTCTTTACAACCATTGTCTACTCCTAAAATAGATACTTCCATGGTAGAAGATACACCCGCGATATCTATAGAAACCGCACCCATTTCTTTACAAGACGAGACGGAACAATCTTTAAAAGAAACAAAGGCGTATAAGAAAACCTCCGCTAAGTTTTGGGTTGAACGATTTATGCATAATAACAATTATAGTATCATTGAAAATGAAGGTGGAGGGGAATGTTTATTTGCTTCTATCCGCGATGGATTGAAAACAATCGGTACGACTGTAACGGTTACAGAATTGAGAGATATTTTAGCAAAGGAATGTACAGAAGAAGTATTTCAAAATTACCTTTTTTTGTATCGTACGATACAAAGCAACATACATGCAACTTTAAAAGAGATTAAGCAATACGCAAAAGAATACAAAGAAATAACTCGTCGCATCAAGGCTACAAAAGACAGAGATATACTATTGTCTTTAACCAAACAAGCAGAAGGCTTGAAGACGTCACATACGAAGGCAAAACAAGCTTACGCCAATGAAATAGAACTGGTCAAAGAATATAAATTTATGACGGGAGTAGATAGTTTGGATGCATTTATTTCTAAAATTAAAACGTGCGATTTTTGGGGTGATACATGGGCAATTTCAACCTTGGAACGTGCATTGAATATAAAATTTATTTTATTTAGTTCAGACCAATATAGTTCCAAAGACATGGACAATGTCATATTGTGTGGTCAATTAAATGACCCAATTTTACAAGAGGCTGGTGTATTTACACCAGAACATTACATTTTATTAGAATATAGTGGCTCTCATTATAGAGTCATTACTTATAAAAATAAGGGTGCATTAACATTTAAAGAATTATCGTACGATGTTAAAGTCAAGATTATGGATAAATGTATGGAACGTTTAGCAGGTCCTTTTTATATCATACCAGAATTTAAAGAATTTATGAATACAATGAAGAAAAGACTTCCCTCTCCATATACAAGTATCATGGATACTACGGTATTCCAATTTTATCATAAATCTGCAGACAAACCTGCGCCGGGTAAAGGGGTAGGAGAAAAGATAGACAATGATGCTTCCCTAGATTTTATAGAGTTAAAACATATTCCGAACTGGCGTCGTAAATTAGACAACACTTGGATAGCTCCCTTTGAATTAGATGACCACCGATGGAATTCCGTCGAACATTATTATCAAGCCTCTAAATTTAAAGAAAACAATCCACATTTTTATTTAAAATTTGCATTAGACGCGAATCCCAATGAAGACATGTCAAAAGACCCTTTCATTGCGAAAGATACTGGTAGCAAATTAGGTAAGCATAAAGGGCAACGTCTACGACCAACTGAAATCAAAATAGACCCCAATTTTTACAGTGGACGCCATAAGGTTATTTTAAAAAAAGCGTTATTTGCCAAATTCAATCAACATCCAGAACTAAAACAAACATTGTTGGCTACACAATCCGCACTGCTTAATCAATTCATAAAAGCATCTGAACCTAAACCATATGAAGAATTAATGGAGACAAGGAAAGAATTAAGATAAACGAATATACTATATGTATTATTCCAAAGAGTATGAGAAAGTCATTACATGGATACCTAAATTGATTCCGTATAAGCCTAAAATAACGATTGGCATGAATGAAGAATCTTTATTGATACGTATATATCGTGATATATTAGAAGGTATAAAATATGCAAAAGGTATTATGCGTAAATGCAAGGTAAAAACCATACATAAAGATATGACCTATCCAAGTAAAAGTATGTTTATACCAGATGAAATTATAAATGTAATTCATACATCTATGCATAGTCAAATCATATATACGTGTTCTTTTTTAGGACGTACTATCCTAATACATGCGGGTGTATTAAATCCTATCTCCAAGACTGAAATGGATGAGAGGATTCGTTTAATGTATTCATGGTTATATGTATGTCACAAATATTCTAAATATGAATGTACAAGAACCTTAAACATTTATATTTATTTTACAGAACATAAGAAATTGTTTCCAACCGATGATAATACAGTACTTCATGCATCTCATGCAAACACTGCATATACATATGCATGTGCTATCCATAATACTATGGTAATTTATAGAAGTGAAGAATGGTTTAAAGTATTTATTCATGAATGTTTACATGCATATGGGTTTGAACCTTCCGATAAGAATGAAATACGGTTATCTCGTGGATTATCGGAACGAATCTCTATACCCTCTAAAGTAAGAGTAAGCGAAACGTATGTTGAGACATGGGCACGTATTATAAATATATGTTATAATGCTATTTTAAAAAGTAAAAACTTTAAAGAATTTCTTCGTCTAGCTACATTCTATTTAAACGTTGAAAGCATATTCTCTACCATACAAGCTTCACGTATATTGAAATATATGAAACTATCTTATCATGATGTCATTCATGTTCAATCCCCGATTACAAGACTAAATTACAAAGAGAATACTCATATTTTTGCATATTATATCCTTACAAGCGTATTAATGCACAAACCCCTCAAATTATTAGTCTGGTGTAATACAAATAATCCAAATTGGTTGGAATTTAACAATGAAGTGTATAGTGTCGCAACATTTGAAAGTTTATTAATGAATGCGTTATACGATGAGACTTATCATTCGTTTATACAACATTGTCATACGAATATTCATTGGAACGATATTGGAATGTGTCATACTATTATCAAAACAATATAAAAAACAATATAATAGAAAATTGACAGTATCCTTATACAAGTGTTAATTTAAACATGGGTATTAAAGGATTAAATCAGATTTTAAAGCAACGATTTCCGAATTGCATGCATTCCATATCTATAGAAACCTTACAAGGTAAGACGATTGTCGTGGATGCAAGTATATACATGTATAGATTTAAAGGAGAAGGGGGGCTAATCGGTGGAATCTATCACATGGTATCTATATTATGTTATCACAAAGTTATTCCAATATTCATTTTTGATGGAATACCCCCGTATGAAAAGATGGATGAATTAAAAGTACGTCAAACCACAAAACAGGATATAGAACGTATGATACACAATCTAACCGACCAAATGAAGAATAAACCAGTTGAACCAGCACAGAATACATTATATCGTATCCATGAATTAAAACGTAAATGTGTAAAATTGACAAGGAATGATAAACAAGAAGTAAAAAAATTATTGCAACATATGGGTATATCCTATTATCAATGCGAAGGTGAGTCTGACCCAGTTTGCGCACACATGGTTATAACCAATCATGCTTATGCTTGTTTGAGTGAAGACATGGATATGTTTTTATATGGTTGTCCTCGCGTATTGAGATATTTCAGTTTATTATATTCTTCCGTCATAGAATATGAATTATCAAATATATTAAAAGAATTGGGTATGAGTTTGTTTGAGTTTCGTATTTTATGTGTGCTTACAAGCACCGATTATAACATATACAGTGAACCACGCATACATTTGTCAGACGCTCTCATCTTATTTGAAAAGTATAAGATGAACATGCATAACAACTCCTTTATGGAGTGGCTCTTACACCAAGAATGTATATGCGATATCCAGACATTTCAACATACAATGGATATGTTTAAAATCAATCCTACAATGTTGTTGTATAAAACCATATCTAAATCCACTTATAATAATACGCTGATTCGTTCATTACTTAATAATCATGGATTTATATTTATATAATACAAATATATAAAATATGTTATAATAGAATAGAATGATATCCAATGTTTGTAAAGACCAATTACCCTCTTTGATACCAAGCCAACCACGTTTATTGTATGATGTGAAATTCACATTGATACAATTAAAACATTTGTGTAGATTATATCATTTACATGTAACCGGAAATAAATCCATTTTAAAGGACAGACTATATCATTATCTCAATACCAAGAATCATGCAAATATTATACAATCTTTTTGTAAAAAGACACTATTAAAAAAATACATTGAAGCAAAGGGTCCTGGATTTATACAACGCTCCAAATGTATAAATGTAACTGATTTTTGTTCATTCAATGACATAAAGGATATATCTACCGAACAATTTATTAGTTATAATGACAAGGAGGGTAATACTTACGGATTTGATATCATATCATTATATACTTTAATGAACATTGGAAATGAACCACCTAAAAATCCATATACAAGAGAAATTCTTCCGCAATCCCTCTATAATAATATATTAAAAATACATCGGTTATCCAAGTTTTTTTTTAAAGAAACCCAATTATATCCAGTGGAAGAAGTGTTAGATGATTACAAAACGCTTGAAATGAATGTATTATCTGTATTTCAAGATATAAATCGTCTTGGGAATTACAGTGATTATCAATGGTTATGGAGTCTTAATCGTAAACGATTGATACGTTTTATACGAGAATTATTAGACATATGGGTATATAGAGCAAATATCACAAATACTATAAGAGGATTGATATCTCCTAACCGTAATCCATTCGTGAACATTCGTATGAATACCATTAGCCATTTATCATGGAATCCTCTCATGGAATTGTCATTAGACATTATACGATGTTTAGTCACGAGTTCAAACGATGAACAAATGAGATGTCTAGGTACAAATTACGTGTTGTGTGCATTAACTTTAGTGAATGAAGAGGCTGCTCTTCAATTGCCTTGGTTCTATCAATCAGTCGCATGAAAGGACTAAGTTCTAACGTATTATGCATTATAATATATTATGCGTTAAATAACTTAAAAATATAATACATTTATATGGTATATCATGTCCCGTGCACCGAAGAAGTCTAACCCTGAAAAAGTAGTTCAAGTTGTATCGGGTGGAGTACCAGAGCCACCTAAAAAGGTAAAGAAGGAAGTAGACGCTTCCCTTCCAAAGGAAAAGAAGGAAAAGAAGGAAAAGGTAAAAAAGGAGGTAGAGTCACCCCTTCCAAAGGATAAGAAGGTGAAAGAGGGTTCGGATGTACCCAATATGAAAAAGAGCAACGACATGGTAGTTGTATCAGAGGTAAAGACGAATGAATCTGACGTTGTAAGCGATAGTCCAATGGTCTCCGAGTTTAATGCATTGCTAACTCAAGTTCAAATGGTTACTCTACAATTGAGTGGTATTAAGAATGCAATTAAGACACTTGAAAAGAAGACGGTTCGTGACCTAAAACTCGCAAACAAGTCTAAGAAAAAGTCAAAGGGGGTTCGTAAGCCAAGTGGATTTGTAAAACCTGCGCTAATCAGCAATGAACTCGCAAACTTTTTGAATCAACCGTATGGCACTGAACTAGCTCGTACGGAAGTTACCAAAGTCATTAACGCCTATATTCGTGCGAATAGTCTTCAGGACCCAACCAATGGACGTAAGATTCTACCGGATAAGAAACTTACAGAACTTCTAAATGTAAAAAAGGAAGATGAATTGACCTACTTTAATCTTCAGCGTTACATGTCTCCTCATTTTGCAAAGGCGTCGGCGTCTATTGTAAATGCTGTAAATGAGGTCAAGGTATAATATCGTGTTGATTAGAACGACACATTGGACATACAGATGAATGATTAGACCATTCGTTATAACAATAATTGCATATATAATGATAACCAATATTTATGCAATTATAAAATTGGGTCGTACGACCCCCATAGTTAGAGTAACATACACAGCATTCAATCTCGGTATGTGAATCCGTCACATGTATCCTCAGGGTATCACTTGAATCGTTAAACATGTTTTTCATGGTTTTTAATGATTTCAACCAATCGTCTAATCATTTCAATTTTATACCATATATCAACCTGTTCAGTTTTACACCTTTGAACATTTAAAACGCCTACTTTCTAATATTTAGAAATATTTAACAGATTTTGTTAATTTAAGTTAATTTATAAAAAAATGATTTAACAATATAACGAAAATGGTTAAATATTCATGCGAACGATGTGGAAAGGATTTTTCTCAAAAATCTCACTATGATTCTCATAATAGACGCAAAACTCCTTGTGAAAACAATGTTGATAAAATTAAGGCACTTGTAGATAAAGCAGTTGAAGAAAAATTAAAAGAATTAAATAATAAAAAATTGATTGTTGAAAATGAAGAAGTAATTGTAAATAAAGATATCAAAATGACCGAACACAAAATACAAAAACCATTCTTAAAATGGGTAGGAGGTAAAACACAAATTATTAATGACATTATTTCAAAATTACCAAACGAAATAAATAATTATCATGAACTATTTTTAGGAGGAGGTAGTGTTTTATTGGCGGTTTTATCATTACAAAAACAAAATAAAATTCTAATTAAAAACAAAATTTATGCTTATGATATTAATAGTGACCTAATTAATGTATATAAAAACATTCAAAATAACAAAGAAGAATTATATAAATTTATTAATTTATATATTGAAGAATATGATAGCATAAAGGGGACAATAATTAATAGAAAACCTACTTCTATAGATGAAGCAAAGACTTCAAAAGAGAGTTATTATTATTGGATAAGGAACAAATATAATAACATAGATAAAAATACTATTGAATGTTCTGCACTATTTATGTTTATTAATAAGACTTGTTTTAGAGGTATGTATCGTGAAGGACCAAATGGATATAATGTCCCATATGGACATTACAAAAAAACACCTACAATAATATCTGAAACATATTTAAATTATATTAGCGATTTAATTAAAAATGTTGAATTTAAACATAGTAGTTTTACTGATTCAATTAAAAATGTTAAAGAAGGAGATTTTGTATATTTAGACCCACCATATGCACCCGAAAATGCGAATTCTTTTGTTGGATATGTCGCAGATGGTTTCAATTTAGAAACACACAAATTACTATTTAATGAAATAAAAAAATTGGAAAATATTAAATTTGTTATGAGTAATGCAAAGGTAGATTTAGTTACTGATAATTTTAAAGAATATAATTGTGATGATATTATAGCAAGGAGGGCTATTAATGCCAAGAAACCAGGTTCAAAGACTACAGAAGTAATTATTTATAATTGATTATGAAATATATTAATTCTTCTTTATATGTTTCGTTACTACCCCAAAATACTGGAATATTTATTTCTTTTAAATCTTCTAGTTCTGCCTTACAATTTAATTTAAACCAATCACATAAACAATACATATAAACTGCATCATAATCTGGAAATAGTTTGTTATAATGTCTTCTTTTAAATTCGGCCGTTTGTATTTTTTCACATACAGAACCCCCAATCTGTTGAAATTTTTTTTCAATTATAAATATTTGTTTTGTATTTTCATTTATAAAGCATTCATCCGGTCTTTTACATCCATGTGCTCTATTAATAGATTTATTCATATGTTTATCCATATATTTAAATACGTTTGATTGTTTTGTAGCAATAAATGGTGTATCTTTATTTATATTAAATACTATTTCTTTACCATTTTTGTGTGTTTTTTTAATTTCATAGTGTGTATTTAATTCGGTTAATTCTTCATATGGTAATCCATTAGTGTTTGTTTTAGAACCACCCGCTCCAGTACCTTTATTTTTGATTGTTGTTTCTTTATTTGTAGTTGATTTAACTATAACAAGCGTTTTTTTTTTAAACTTTTTTGGTTTAGCTGGTTGTTCTACAACTTCTATTTGACTGGTTGCTTGTTCAGAAGACATCGTGTGTTCTTTAAGTATAAAAATACGTATTTATTTTAAATCATTTTTTTATAAATGATTTTTCATTACCATTAAATTTGATTCTATTTGATGTTTTACACCCTTGAAACATTAAAATGGGACAAAATATGTCTACTTAAGTTAAATTTTTTTATCTAAATATATTATATAAATATAATGCTAAAATAAAATACAATGAAAATTATCAATTATTTTATCTAAAAAAAGCAATTGGTGAATTATTGAATGGAAATAATAAAAATAATATTAAAAGTCTAAAAATAGACCATATCAATGGTTGTAATTATATTAATAATATTAAAATACCACTAATATTTCCATTGTATATATTAAATTATACAAATTCTCTTATAAAAGAAAAAGATATTGATTATAATTTTACTGGAACTATAACTTCAAAACGCAAATGGGTACAAAAATATAACAAGAATTCTGTAATAAATCAATCTAATTATGGAAGAGAACAAAAAAAATATGAAATAGATAAAGATTACTATAATACAATATCTAGATCTAAATTTACATTAACACCGACTGGGGATTGTCCTTGGTCATATCGTTTTTTTGAAGCAATTATGTGTTTATCTATTCCAATATTAGAAAATAATTCGAATGATATATATATGAAGGATTATTTTTGCTTTTTTGATAAAGATGAACATATTTATGATAAAGATAAAGCAATTGAAAATTATAATAAATTTATTAAATCCAAACATTTTATAAAAAATATTCATGAGTTAGAAAATTTATTCAAACACCATTAAATAATATAAGTATCTTAAAAGAAAATGAATGGTTAGCACATAAATCTCATTGGAAATTATCGGCAATAAATTAACAAGTACATCTGAAACTTTCTTAAAAAAAAAGATTTACATTCTAGTAAGTTGGATGATAAACTAAAAATAAAAATTCCATTAAATAAAGAGGTTTTATATATTAAAGAATTTAATAACAATTATTATCTTGTATCACATCCTCTCTAATAACAGAACCTTTTATTTATAAATTTTTTTATTTATTTTTTTTGTTTTCTGTTTATAACCTTTTGATTTATGAAGATGCATATTTACATTATTTTATACAACCTAATTAGAATTTAAAACTCAAATCAATAATCAACTCTTTATTAACATAATTATTTTAAATAGATATTATATTTGACAAATTGTCAAAAGTGGTTTACATGTTTATTACCATTACCTTTTCATAATACATAATAATCTGGATTATTATGTATAAACAATTGTAAAAAAAATGGTTAGTATATTTTGTCATAAAATGGTTAATAATGTGTTTATACCTTATTTTTCTTCTTTACAACCTTTTTCTTCTGTTTATCCTCGGAAACTTCCTCTTCTTGTAGAGGTTCTGTATGGGTAGTAGTGTCTGGTTTAAACTCATCATCGCTTTCAACAATTTCTACTTCTGTTTTATCATCTTCTTTAACACTCTGTGAATTCAACAACGTTACTTCGTCAGGAGATAGTGGAATAAAACACATTCCGTTCATAGACGGTTTAGGTTTCACCAAAGCTTGATGCAACCTCCAAGTTACACCGAACTTACCATTTACGAAATAAACGCCTCCGCATTTAATAATGGTTGCTACCAAACACCCTTTGGTAATGAGGTCCACTGGTGTAGTCGGTTCTCCATCTTTACTAGGATACATAGGTTGTTTATTTACATCGTATACTTCACACTTGAATTTGTCATCCCAACAATCCAATTTGACACGAAGCGTGGGGGCAGAACCCTCACGACGTTCACCTGTTTCTTTATCCTTTGCCCAATATAGCATTGGGTTAAACAGTACTTCCACTTGTCCTTCCGTGAGTTTGGGTTTGTTAAACCATTCTTTGGAATACAATATGGCATCCTGTTTTACCTGTTCTTCCATGGCTTCAATAGAAGCCAATACGGTTTTGGTTTGTTCAGTTGCATATTCATCTACTGGAAATTGCAAGGACATATCATAAGATACACGTCCAGTTGCATCATCGGTACGTTCATTGACTCCCCATGTCAACATCAATGGCATACCCAGATACAGTTGCCGATTCGTGGATTTATTTAGAATGGAGATGGATTTACCACCTGCCTTATTCAATTTAGGTTTGCTGTATCCCATATCGCGGGACGCAACGAATTCGGCGGAAGGGATGAACATATCGTTAGTGCTCATATTGGTGTTGTAATAACTAATACCTATAGCTTTATATTCATTTCAATTTTTTGTTAAATTCAATATAAACATACACAAATGTTATTATTCTCTTAAATTTGGATTGATACATATCGCGTTGGTTGGGAATATATCTCCTGACATGCATGTGTCTCCTTCCCCTACCTGTGTACAACTACGAAATCCACGGTCTTCCCCTATATAACAATAACCAGACGTTCTAGATTGTAATTGTTGGGTAGAACTACCAGATTCGTCTGCAGAAGGAGAATTTGTTATTTTGGGTTGTGTTTGAAGTGCATTTTGAATGGCTGATTGAGTGGTTGTATTTGTGTCGTCTATACGATTGAATTTTACATTGGATTTCCCTATACTATTCTCCATTAAATTTACGGCATCGTCCAAAGAAGTGGATACATTAGTATATACAGAGTTTCCATTTTTACTTGTTGAATTTGTAGTGGTTGGAACTATAATCGTATCATATTTGTTTTTTATCCAATCCAATGTCCATGGTATGAGCGATGTAATTAAAAATATTATCAATAGGATAATAATTATGTACCGAAGGACCGACCATATGGACATGTTATTGTATAGGCGTTCATACCATGTATCGGTAGAACTATCGGATGGATTAAATACAATGTCGGTTGTATCGGTTAATTTGGGCTGACTAGTAACAACGATAGACTCGTCCATTAATATAATAGACCGTTAAAATATAATGAAAAAATGGATTGAATTTGTTAAACAATATATGAATGAACATAAATTAACTTGGGCATGTGCTTTAACTGAGATTAAACAAAAAAAACTATACAATAAATATCATATAACAGGTGGAGGTAAATATCAAGAGTTTGTTAGAAGCGTTATGAAAGAGAATAATGTACAATGGTATGACGCGATTTGTAAAATACAAAAGGAGCAATTATATAAACCTAGTTATACACTCAAACGTTCTAAACGTTTGAGACGTAATCAAACTTCCAAAGTTATAACCCCCATACCAGATTTAGTTTCTGCCTCGCTAGCGGTAACAGAACACCCTATGATTGTACGTGCATCTAATCGTGTAGAACAAGAACCAACTATACCAAATATTATTCATTATACCACTGTATTAACCCATATGATGAAGAGTTATACGTTACAAACTCATTCGTATTCTCCTTCTATCAATAAACAATTACAACTAATTAAAAACCAACCAATCCGTTCTATACTAGGTTGTGGACTAGAAGATAATTTAAAAAAAACCTATATTTCTTCTAAATTTAAAATACAGATTGGAAATCATACAAATGGTTCGCCTAGATGTGTATCGGCTTCAACCAAACAAGCAAAAGATATGTTTCGTAGACATTTAAATTCTTACGTAAAATTAGATCCAACACGTTTGATATTTCCAATGCAACGACATACTAATTGCTGGTTTAATACAATGTTTGTTTGTTTTTTTATAAGTGACAAAGGGAAGAAGTTTATGCGTTTTTTTCGTCATATGATGATAGAGGGTAAATTGTTAAATGGGAAGACCATAGAACCCGGTTCTTTGAGAGACTCCTTTTTATTGTTCAATGCAATGATTGAAGCTTGTTATAATCAAGGTTCATTCCAAAATGAATATTCATTAGCCATTAACACCAACAATATTATTTACAATATTTATAATTCAATACCTAGTGTAAAAGGCATCAAGAATGTAGATAACTATGGTAATCCATATGATTATTACAGGGCATTGATCCAATATTTAGAAGCCAAACAAGTCTCTGTAAAAATGAAACATTATAATCGTGATACGAATGTAACCAAGTTTTTGAATTCCACCATGGGATTTGATGATGTAATTCCAGATATTGTAATTGTTACGCTATCAGATGACACTCGTCCATCCTATGCGAATGTTAAAGATCTTCATAAACCAACCCTAGTGCAATATTCCAATGTGACCTATCGTTTAGATTCAGTGATATGTAGGGATATTGGTAAAAATCATTTTTGTTGCGGAATTACATGCAATCATGAATATTATCTATACGATGGAAGTGCATTTTCAAAACTTGGAAAACAACCATGGCCAGAATGGTTAAACCAAGATTATAATTGGAAAACGTATGCTGGTTCGGAGACCTGGAACTTTATGAAAGGTTCTGTTATGCTATATTATTATCGTGTATGATAAAGTAGGTTAAATATAAATTTATATCTATTTATTGTATGAACCTACTTGTTAATTTATTCGTATCGTTGATACACTTTATTTTAGCATATGGAATATTCATATCAATTTTAATTTCAAATGATTTTAAACTATTAATATCCATATTAGTAATTATGCTTTTGGTAAAAATTTCTTTTTCTGTATTTGGAAGATGTATTTTAACCTTATATGAATACAATTCATATTTTGCGACAACATCCAAATTGTTAACGAATACATTAACACATGACATTAATGATAAAACAGGTGAAGAAATACTGATAAATATTGGTTTATTAATTATTTTAAACAAATTGTTATTTTTAACATTTTACAAATATTATATGTATAAATAGTATGTTTGAACTATTTACAAAAAATAGGTTTCCAAACTATTTTTACAATCAATTTATACAACTATTTACGTTATTAATATTAGCTATACTATTGGGGTATAAAAAATATTCTCCAATCGTAATTTGGATATCTATTTTAATATTATTTTTTTATTCTTATTTTATTCATAGATTGTTTCACAATATACCAGAATGTTTAAATAGTATTAATGTTCATATCATGTTCCATCATAACGTAGAAGAAAACAAAACTAAATTTATCAATGCTGTAGAATGGTTAATAGAATTATTTGTAAATATTATGTTTTTTGTACTATTTTATTTCATTCAAACATTTCTTCGTATAGATTTTGTACCTGAAATAATAATATTTTATTTTGGTTTTATTTATGTAACCATTCATGTTATTAATTATTCGTTATTTAATATTTCTCAAAAACATGTAATTCATCACACCTCGTATAATAAAAACACTAAATTATATAATTATGGTCCAGATTTTGTAGATCATTTGTTTGCAACCAATTCTTCTGCCGAGTTTGAGAATTATGACCATTTAATACCGAATGGATTAATATCGTTTTTAATTACATATTACCTTTATAACCCAAAGATATTTTAATCGTTATTCATAATGTACATCTGTTTCGGATGAGTTGCCATTTACCTTTGAAGATTTAATACAAACTTGTAATATATTTCAGTGTCATCCAAAGTTGTGAATCATTCATATTTAAATACAGTATTCATGATATTTATTTTTTCCTTTGTTTTATCTGCATTACTCTTTTCTACATTTTGAAACAAATAATTGGGTTTATCCTCTTGTTGATTGAGTTTGATTTCTTTGTATATCACATTGATTTTATTTGTAATATCGGAGATGATATTCTGGTCATTCCATATAGGTATGGTTAAATCAACGGGTTCTGTCAATAATCCAATACAATTGTATAATATAAATTTTCTAGTTCGTTTTACATCCGTGGTATATCGTAAGCAAAACATATCTAATAAAGAACGAATGATTTTAATCGTAACATTACATCCTTTTTCTTCTGCTCGTGATAAAAAAATATCCCATATTAACCAAATACTATCTTTTTGAAATTTAGAATCTACCTTCGCCCAGGTTCGTCTTTCTACTAAACATGATTGTTTATTTTTTTTACAAAGGTTATCAAAATTTAATAACCATTCTAACCAATAACATGCAGTGTATTCGTTGGAAGAGGATTTAGAAAGGTGATAGGCAAATTCGTTTACAGCAACAAATAGTTCTGGTGGGTCTTCTCTTTTAAATACATTGGTTCCATAGGATATATCAGGGGCTTTTAATTTGGTTTGCATCACATGCATGGAATATTCATCCTTGTTTTTCATATCTACAAGTAATATGGCATGTTTTTTTCTAGAATAGCATATAATAGTCATCACTTCTGCAAATAAATTACGTATGGAATCATTGTTACGCAAATAAATTTCTTCTTCATAATGTTCACTCATAATCTGTTTGAATGAGTTCATTCGTAAAGAAATATATACTGGTAATTTTGGAGAACCTATATGAATATGTTTAGACACAAATAATATTATAATATTCCATATATCTATGAAATGACCTGCACATATTAATTCAGCACACCAATAACAAGATGGCTCTATACGAGATTGAAGGAGACTGTTTAATAATTCATTTTTTACCTTTGTTTTTTTAAATCCGGAAAAACTAATATTACGAAACTCATTCGTTGTACGTTTATCGTTTATGGAATATATATCCATTCTATAACATCATAATATAGAAAAAAAATATCATAACAATACATAATATGTCAAAATGGATACAATCCCTTTATAAAGATTGGAAATCGTTTAGTACCTTTGCAAAAATAATGAGTGGGTTTACACTCATTATACTGGTATATATCTTGTTTCATTATGGAACTACAATAGAAACATTTGACAACGACCAATCGTTCGTACATAAAACAGACCAATCCATTTATGATTCCTTTTATGTAGATGTATATGACGATATCTTATTCAGTGAATTTAAAAATGAATACGAAATTGGTACAATTCTAAATAAAACCACTCCTACAAAACGTAGTGAAATATTGGATATTGGTTCAGGTACCGGTCATCATGTTGGATTATTGACTCAAAAAGGGTACAATTGTCAAGGTATAGATTTATCTTCTTCAATGGTCACCAAAGCAAAACAAAACTACCCTTCTAGCAAATTTATACATGGAGATGTTCTTAAAAGTATTCACTTTAAACCCAATAGCTTTACACACATTACTTGTTTGTATTTTACAATATATATGATTAAAAATAAACGATTGTTTTTTCAAAACTGTATACAATGGTTAAACCCAGGTGGATATTTATTATTACATCTTGTAGACAGAGATAAGTTTGACCCAATCTTACCAGTTGCAGATGTGTTGGCTTATATCAATCCACAAGATTATACAAAGAAACGTATTACTACGACCCAAGCCGTATTTAAAAACCACAATTACAAGGCAGACTTTAAACTCAACCAGAATAAAGGTACGTTCATAGAGACGTTCGTTCATCGTAAAAATGGTTCAGTTCGTAAGCATACACATCATTTATATATGGATACTCAACAATCCATTTTATCTTTAGCTCAATCTGCTGGGTTTATATTATCCAGTCAAAGCGATATGAAATCAGTTGGATATAAAAATCAGTACATTTATATTCTACAAAAGACCGAATAAGTTTAAGAGAAGTAGATATTATATACATGGTATATAATGTTAAACACATTTATTTTCTTATGTATCAGCGTGTTTGTTTTAGTTGCCATCTATATACGTCTAAAATTTAAATTTTGGGCGATTCAGCCAGTCTTTCATTTATACGATTTGAATCATTGGATGTTTCCAAATCGTATCATTCAACCCGAACTACCATCCGTCAATGCTTATGTAGATATGTTTCATATACATACCTATAACCTATCCGATACTCCAGAGTGTATTCTTCAATCCGTAACACAATTGATACAAAATCATTATCTCAGAACGAAATATATAGACTACATTCCATCTAAAGAGGATATTTTTCAACATCCATATAATAGTTTTTTAAGTGTATATACGACCAATCTTTTATCATTGAAACGGTGTACCAACGACAATCCAGTGGTTCCAACTATACTTGGTGTAATTACCGCACGTCCATTACATATTACCTTAAACACAACTGCATTGAAGGTACACTATATTGATAATCTAACCGTAGACATCAACCATAGAAAAGAAGGCATTGCTCCTAAACTTATCCAAACACATCATTATCATATTCGTCAACATGTTCCAGATACTAAAATATGTTTGTTTAAGCGTGAAGGCGATATGACTGCCATTGTTCCACTCTTACGGTTTAATATTAGTGGATATGATTTAAAGGATATTGTAGGCCTATCCACTTCATTCACTTCGTTGAAGTTAAATCGTATAGACAAACATAATTTCAACGATTTTAAAACGTTTTGTAAATCTATATCTAAACGTTTTCATTGTTGTATCCATATGGATAGTTTAAATGTCTATGATTTAATTATTAAAGAAAAACTCATTGTATATGGGTTGTTCAATCATTGCACACCCACATGTTACTATGTATTTAGACAATTGTCTTGTACGATGGATTATGATAAACCGTGTATCGAGTTGATTACCACCTTGAATGATACAACCTTTCCTATTTTTTTTAAAGGGTTTCAATCCTCGTGTAAAAGAATTATGAAAAAATACAAAGTTTCCAGACTATTAATAGAAGAAACAGGTGATACTTGTCAATTGATAACAACCTTCAAAGATTATAATCTCTCTTATAAATCCATATGTCCGTCTGCCTTTTTTTTATATAACTATGCTTGTTATTCTGTACAACCAAAGGATTGCATGTTATTGTATTAACGTGTATATTTACCCACTTTAACAAACGAGTCTAAGACAAATATAATGAATATTCCAAGAAAGGTATACAATATAAGTTCTTCCGTTACAGTGCCTCTCTTAATATCACGCTGTTCTTCTAATAAATGTATGAGGTACTCTAGTTTGTTGGTTAAATCTGGATTGGATGCTGGTTTAGACGTATCGTAATAGGGTACAACCGTATTATAGTAATCTTCCGAGGCTAAATTCGGCATGGTGTTAAACTGTTCTACACTCACGGGTACATCGGTCTCTGACTTGTCGGCTTGGTCTTTCTCTTTCAATGTACTATGATTTCTTTCCAAAGGAATAAAATCGGCAAGGTCGTCTGTGTTATCCATACCTTGAATACCTATCTGTTTTCGCATGGTATTTACTTTGGAGGACACGTTGCGAGAGGTAGTTCGTGATTTGTCATTTTTTTTACTTTCTATAGGGGTATTGGATAAAAACGTATCATAATCTTCTATGGGAGCAGCATTGAATGCCAATGAACTCATATGTATTATAGTGAAATGATATTTTATTCTATATATATTCATCCTAATTCTTTTTATAGTATTAATTCAATGGAGGATATACTATGTATAACGTTTGCGGCATTATTCATATCCTTATTATGTGTTGTATTACGTCGCGATACAGAACCGTTCCAAAATATAACCAACCAAACTAAAACCTTGTTTAACACACATCGTCGTGTGATGCGTCATTCCTTTAATGAAACGTATAGTAACTTTATAAACCAGTTTAAAAGAAACATACGATTGTCGGGATATTAAACCATAGAACAGGATTTGACTCTTGTAAATCAACCCGTTGTGTCAAATTCACCACCAATCTCTCTCGCAAGCATCATAACCGCTAAATCAATATAATCGGGTTTGATGGAACTTTCATTGGTATCATGTCCAAGTGTAATTATCCATTCCTTTAATTTGTTGTAATTTGTAAAATTACCGTATGGGTCTGACGGGGTACTATAATTCGCCAGTCCATTTCTACTATTTAATGTTCTAGCCATTGCAACGGCTATATTTTTCCATGTAAACATACGATATTGTGTACCGCTATCAGGATATGTTTCATCCGTGTATAATTTACCATGTGTAAAATCCCAACCATAACCAATGGCTTTACTTACCGTCATTATTCCTGTTATACTATTTCCATCATCATCAACTTGATGATCATTACCTTGTAGATTACTGTTAAATGCAGTATTCGCATCTCCAACGCCCTGAAAATCTGCCACATCACAATCCCATCCACTCTTATCGCCAAGGTCAAATCCAGTCTCAGTTAGTGTTCCACTTGGTGTATTACTTCCCCAAGCTAAATCAGCAAGTTTATAAGCTAGAAACATATTCATATCTGCGTCACTTGCGGTATACAAACCATCTTGTGCCGCAAAGTAAGGATTCAGTGCCTGAAACAATGGTTGACTTTTATCATAACCATCCCCAATACTTGGATAGCTTGAATTTACATTAACAGTGGTTGTACTTGGTTTTATAGGAGCACCATCTTTATCTAATCCTGTATCATATTCTGTAGTAGCCCAATCATTGTTAACTCCACCCGCAACCCATACCGGTTTAAATCCTATACACCAACAAGGTAAGGTCCATCCGGTTCGCCAAGATTGGCCTGCGCCATTATATGGGAACAATCTATTTGCCCAATATTGGGTTTTATTACCAGTATCATAGTCAGGAGGCCAATTATATATAGTAAAGTTACTCGTATTGGTTGAAACTAGCGCCCAATCAGTAGTACTATTAGTCTCTGTATCATATTTACCTGCACCGGATGAGTCAAGATAACTTGGTAACCATCCCCATTTAGTTAAGTCTGCATAATTTTCCTTATTATTTGGTTTTTCTTCAAACGTAGCATCATCGACGCGATTTGTCCATCCTTGTTGTTGGGTTTTGCGGGATATTGTTTCCGCTGGGATGGGGTCCTTCTTAGAAGCATCGCTATCCCAATTATTTAAAAATCCTGCATTCTGTACGTTCAGCAAATACATCACTCCACGATGCCATCTACAAAATCCTTCATAATCATTATTCACGACCATGGCAATACCCTGATAGGATATGATTTCCATAGTACACGACCCCCATCCAGAATCTGGTAAACTATGGATTGGAAATAATGGTTTAACATAATTAGTTCCAGTGTAAGTATTACTTGTAGTACTTGAATAGCTTTTAGCCGTATCAATAGGCTGTCGTTGAGAATCAATTAATCCAAAAGCCAGCTCATCCGCTTCATGGATATTAATATCTCTTATTCTTAAACTGGTAGCATACGCCCAAGGTCCAATTTTTTCTGCAAAAGTGGAGGTGTTGTCCGTTGTTCCGTCCGTGGTCGCGAACATTGGATTATTATCCGGTGTTCCAAGCGTATAAAAACTATAAAATTGTTGTCCACGTAACAACATCAACGCATAATTTATAGATGCACGATTGCAATAGTCATTGACTGCCTCCGTATCTACGTGTGAAGCCGATTTATCGTAAAACCCGGAATTAATCCCCCAATCCTCATCATATTTATACACATCCTCTGCGAACAAGTTTAACATTTGCAACATTGGGCTATCTATTAGGGCATTATTCTCGGACCCGGCAATTATCTGTCGTCTCAAAAAAGGTTCTGTAAAGCCAGACCCCCATGCAACCAATCCCATTTGTTGTCCTCCGGTTCCAAATGAATCATAATAAGGACGATCATAATTTTTACCCATGGAATATAAGTTGCCTATTAAGTTTTCATTCCAGGTAGCTCCATCCCCAGCGTTATCCGCCACACCGTCAGGATAATAACCATCATCGGCAGTATCTATTTTCACAGGGTATATTTTAATATCATCCCATGGTAGTGTATTGCCAGAACTGTCTTTAACCTGTACACTATAGGTGTAATTATTGTATCCATTCACTGCATTATCCGTATTATTTAATACGTCATTCATGGATGTAATTACCTCAGTATTATTAGTCTTCTTCTTTGAATAATACAAAAATAATCCTGTAACACCCGCTTGAAATGGACCAGCGACGTCTCCAGAATTTGCAGGGTCAGATTGTATTAAAGTATATATGGGAATATACAAAGCTAAATTATTTCTTTGTTTATACGCGTAAAGTGCCGCACCCATTTCACTGGTTAATAAAGCAGCGATTTCGTCTATTTCGGAACTGTTTTGTGTTCCTGCGATAGCAGCGGCTATGCCGTGTCTCACCATTGCTCTACACTGGTCACTACCGTAACTAACGCTATTAATATCCGATGAAAATGTCAATGGAAAAACCTTGTCGGACGCATTGTTAGAGTCAGATGTCATGTCGCCAGCAATAAGACTTGCCGGAATATAATTTGCATTTATGGATATAGTACTTGTAGTTCCAATTGTAACGTTTGGATTTCCTAAATTAGTATCAACTTCGGATGGTTGAAAATACGTATATAAAGCAGCCTCTGGTGGTTGATATTGTACTAAGAAAGGTCTTTGAGTATTAGTCCAATGACTAATATCCGCATAGCTTAAGACAACGTTAGACTTTGTCTTACCCGATAATTCCTTATCCCTACAAAAATAAATATCTATATCTTCATATACATCGGTCACTGCATTTACAGTTATATCCACAACATGATTCGTTGGGATAATATCGTAATTTTTAAGAACTTCAGTTGCAAAGGTATAGTTTGTGGAATTCGCCGTGAAATCAGTAATAGTACTTGCAAACGTAAATCCAATATAATTATCAGTTCCGACTCCATATGTTACAGCGCCATACCATTTTATCGCGTCGGTGTTAGTATCAAAGTTAATTCCAATCTGTTTATTTGCCTCAGATACATAAACACCACTACCATTATATATATATAAATCGGAGGAATCCGGATCATTGCTAAAGAAGGCGAAATTACCGTTGAGATCTTTACCCGGATAAAGATTGTCCATTCCATATAACACTTGTTTTGAAGTATAATTAATATTTAGACTATTGCCATCTCCAGGATCATTTACACCTGTAGTATCATATGTGTACTGATACATTCCTCCTGGAACATACTGGGTACTAGGGTCATATGGTACAACCACATAGATGTAACCAATATTATCAGTTGAAAGCGTCGGATTTGGTATAGTACCACCACTAGAGTCAGTTATATACGTTGTATATGTTGTTATAGTGTCATTATCGGTATTTCCTTGTATAGTCCAAGTGTAAGGCGAATTCTCAGATTCTGTAATAGAGTATTTCTGTGATGCAATGGATGTCTTTACGGAAATATCTTGACTATCTATATAAAAATATGGATATGTATCACCGGAGTCACCTGAGTCACCTGAGTCACCAAATTCACCCGAAAATTGTATATTTACGAACATCCCGTTGTTTATGGCATAAGATGTATTGACACCATTCAATGAAATCATAAACGGCGATTCCGAGGATTCCGAGGAATTGTTATTATTGACATTATTCGTTAATAACGTGTATGTATCACCGGAGTCGCCCGATTCACCCAATTCATCCGAAATATATTGAGACGATAAAGATTGTATTAAATATGAATAATTAGATGATGTTGTTATATTAATATTAGTGCTGTCGTAGGAGGATTTAATATTATTCAAATTTCCAATTGCACTTTGTAAAACATTTAAATTGGATGGAATGACTTCACTCCATCTATCCACCCAAGATTGAGGTTCGTCGCCCGAGTCACCTGATTCGCCTGAATCTCCAGAGTCACCGGATTCACCCGAGTCACCTGAATCTCCAGAGTCACCTGAATCTCCAGAGTCACCTGATTCACCCGAGTCACCTGATTCACCTGAGTCACCAGATTCACCTGATTCTCCTGAGTCGCCCGAGTCACCCGAGTCACCGGATTCACCGGATTCACCTGAATCGCCCGAGTCACCTGAGTCACCTGAGTCGCCCGAGTCACCTGAGTCACCGGATTCACCGGAGTCACCAGATTCACCAGATTCACCGGATTCACCGGATTCACCGGATTCACCTGATTCACCTGAATCGCCCGAGTCACCTGAGTCACCTGAGTCGCCCGAGTCACCTGAGTCACCGGATTCACCTGAGTCACCTGAGTCACCGGATTCGCCAGAGTCACCTGAGTCGTCCGAGTCACCCGAGTCACCGGATTCACCGGATTCACCTGAATCGCCCGAGTCACCTGAGTCACCTGAGTCGCCCGAGTCACCTGAGTCACCGGATTCACCGGAGTCACCAGATTCGCCGGATTCGCCGGATTCACCGGATTCACCGGATTCACCTGAATCGCCTGATTCACCTGAATCGCCCGAGTCACCAGATTCACCTGTAGGTTCAGGAGGTGGATCATACGGATTGTTTTTATAGATGGAGGCAGTACAACAACGGCGTACCTTATTTGGTAATCGTATACCGATACCCCCAATTTGATTTTGATATACAATTTTGTCACGGTTGGTACCATAGGCTTTAA